AAGAGTATCCGGTGAGTAACCCGCTGGTTCGTTGATACCGGAACCAACCGGATGCCATGCACCGGCAGGCCATGTTTGTCTGGTTCTATCGATTACTTCACCATTAATCGTTTCAAACACACCAGAGATATCAGTCACCAAGGTCTGCCATCCCGAAGAAACGCCGCTTGGTTCGGAAGTCAATCGATTAACGCTTAGATTCTCTTGTATGTTTCCTGTTGCCCATGTTTCTGCGTTAACCGTGCTGATATCTTTATATGTTGTATCAGGATCTGTTGAAATGTCACTGACAATATTGATTTTTCCACCAGCGATTTCTGGGTTTAGATGAGTTGCGAGCCATGTTACGTTTTCTGTCATTGAGAATGTCGATGGAATACCACTAACTAAAGCGATGAGGTTATAGTAGTGAAATGTAGCTGTTGATTCAGAAGATAAAATCAAACAACCATTAAAATTGAGATCAATCACATTTTCTGCATCGTAATTCAGTCCGACACTAACTACCGATTCCATTGAGGTAGTCGTGATTGACAAAGCACAATTGAGAAACTTGATGCCTTCAACGGGTGCTGTGTTGCCATTCGTTCGCTTTGTAATACGAAGTGTTGGACTGAGTTGTGGATTGTCCCGATAAACATGACACGAAGCGAACACTAGGTTTTTCACACCCTCATAAATAACCATCGAATGTGGAGAACTTGTTTCGGACTCCATTAATAGACGGCAACAATCGAATCTATAATCTTCAAATCGTTCTGAGTCTTGATCTCCGGCAGATGTGTCAAGGTTGCTTATACTTAAAGAACCACCGCGAAGGTCACAACGATATACGCCAAGGAATCTCCGATGAAATGCCCGAAGCATCGTTTTTACGCGATTTGCCTGATCTAAGGTGCAGAAGTCGATTGATACGAACTTCGTGTCTGCAACACTGATGTCCTGCCACATGGTCCGAATGATATGCTCAAACTCACTGCCCTTGTCCCACACGCATCCGAGAATATTGATGATGCTCGGCCCATCAACAAACAACATGTAGTTGAAGGCCTGAGCAATCATCGTGCAGCCATAGATCACCAGACCCTGATGACTTGTGCCGGTTGGAATCTGTGCAAATGCGCTGATGTATTCGGTGTCGATGTTCAGCCATGCGGTATTGGATTTGTTTGATCCGAGACTGAAAACGAATCGACCAGACACTCCGTCATATCCGAACACGAAATCTTCGACGACTGTATCTGACCCACAGACCATCGCGTAGATCGGGCCGCTCGTATTCTTGCCGACGATGGTCGGTTTGCTTGTGCCGTCGCCGCTCCTGTGAATCCAAATGCCTGATCTCGATGAGATGTCCGTTCCTGCGGTCACGTCGATGGACGTGTCGTCTTTGAGAATGACTTCGTAGTCGTTGCCGCTGATAAGTGCCAGGGCAGCGTTCAAGGTCTTCTTCGCGGTCGCTGGGGTCAGACCGTTGCCGGCGTCGTCTGCTGCATTACCGTCAACATAGATCTTTGTTCTTGTGTTTTCGGCTACAGTAAACGATGCGGAATCAACCCAATCAGACCAAACACCAAGTTTATTTTGATATTTGACTCTCCAGTGATATGTGCCAGAATCATATACCACACAACCTGCGTTTGGTGCCGCACCATAACGATTATATGCCGATGCGGTAATACCCGATATCGGACATGTAAGATCCATCAGACCGGAATCATAAATTGTATTTGTACCTTCGTCGATGAGTTGAAACGCCCAGCGACCTTCAGGCCAACTACCTGTTGTGCCAGTTGACCAGGTTGAATCTTCCTTTTCGATATCAGCATATACACTGGACGGAAACGGAGCCATACCACCGGAAGCACCAATCAGTGCAAGATCACCGGTAGTTGGATTTTCGCTAACAAGTTGTTCATGACCAACAGCCCCGATATACCAAGTCGAAGCAGTCGAATCCCGTAACACTCCTCGATAGTCCACGAATACACCGGCGCGATGCGGACCCTGCGCAACAACATTAATCGATGTCGGATCAGTCGGAAGAAAATCCTGAGAGGCAAGAACATCGCCCTGTGTATAACCGCCGACGATATCACCTGTTGACTTGTCAGTGGCAATCCACTCGGTCGGCGTGTAAGTCGTCGTTGCAGATCCGAATGTCCCCCCAGAAATATTGGCTAGGAAATGCTTGGCTGTCCCGGTCCCGTTCGTGAACGAGTTGTATTTCGTCCAATCAAGGGTGTCATACCCGTTTGCCATCGACCAATAGAAGTTGTTGCCGCCAGACCAGAACGATTGATCCGAAACTGCAAACATATTGCCAGCCCAACGCACCCCGTAATAATAGGTTGGCTGAGTCGCAACGGCGGTGGACATGAAAATGTCACTTGTGACATTGCCTTGGGCGTTTGGTCCTTGCTTTGGGGAGATCAGATTATGGGACAACTGAACTCTGTATAGAACGCCGTTGTTCAGGACTACTAACTGAGCCTCTGGCATCACATTATTACAGAAGAATGTATGGCTTCTGCCATGACCCTGCCCAAGGACGGTTCGACAGGTATTTCCGTCAAGACGCAAGACAAAGGACAGATAGTTTCCCACAGTGTCGTTGCCGTACGATGTAATGCCGAACTGGGAAGCTTGGGTCAAATGATTCTGGTATGCGTGGCTGAATGACCAGGCGGAACGCAGATACCCCTTATTCGTTGTGCCAGCACCTGTGCCCCACAGAATGTTCACCCGCTGGCCAGACCCAATCGCAGGAGTTCCGGCGTTGGTTGCGTTCGAGTTGGCGGACATTCTGAAATAGCCCTCGGCGGCATTCGCACCGTCGTCGGTGTAGGTTCCACCAACCACGACTACATCCCGAGACCCACCACCGAAGGCATAAATCACATAGCGGTCGAACTCTGGAACAATAAAGTTATGGAGCAAGATGCGCTGCGTGTTCTGGCTGTCGCCAATCTCAAAGCATGAGTTTTGGTGATCTGCTTCGCAGTCAATGCAGGCAAATCCGTTCCAACCATTTCCAATACCAAATGAGTTTTGTCCCCCAACGGTTGCAGCATCGCACTTGATACCGACAAAAGCGGTGTCCTGCTTGTTATACAATGCGAATGCAACGTCATCACGCGCGAACACAGGCTTGACGGAATAGCCGTCTTCAGCCGAGATCAGCCAGTTGTTTCCACCGATGTCAAGCTGTGTTGAAAGCGACTCGGTGTGTCCGGACTCGATCTCGAACCAGACATCGTTCGATGATCCGGCAGCCGTAAACGCAGCAGCCAGCGTGGTGTAGTCACCACCTGATGCCGCGACTCGGTACTTGGTTCGTGTATTGTCAGCAACGGTTACTGTGATGGTGTTCGATGGGGCGGTCAGTATCTCACCACTAGTGGTATTATTGTAATACATCGTGGATGTAACAGTATATGTTCCCGGTACATCAAACCACCATGCCATATTGTAACCCCAGGCATCTGATGCAAGATCCCGCGTTTGACCATTCACAGACAATCCGGGGCGGGGATCGGTTACTGTCATTGACCACCCGTTTGGACCAGAAACTTCCCACTTGAACGAAACCTTGTCAGGATCGCAGTCTGCCCATGTTGAATTCGTGGCGTGGGCGTGGAAGTTGTAAGGAGCCATTCCGGACTCGGTGTTGCCACTGCCTGTTTTTGTCGGAGTAATAATACACTCTGCTTCTTTTTCCCAATATGCAGCAACCATCACGCTATCGACTCGAATAGTTGTTGCCGATCCGTTAGCGACATCCTTTAATCGAAACGCAATACCAAAATCAGAAGCGTTAATCTGTTCCGGTGTTACTGCAACCCCCCAATTGTTTTCTTCAGCACCAACCCACAATTGGTGTGTTTCAGAACCACCAGGCCCTCCATCATGCCCTAAAATTCTACCAGCGGCGGTTGAAGATTGATCTGGTCCGGTAATTGAGCCACCGATTACTAGTTTTGCTTCGGCACACTGAATTGAATTTTCAGTTGCAGTATCATACCCTTCGATCCATACTATTAGACCAGAAAGAGTTGCGCCCGCTGGAACATCTCGCTGCCATTGAAAGTTAGTGCATACCAGCCAATCTGTCTCTTGGTTAACAGTGTCAATTGACGCTTCAGCAAACGAATCAAGATTTCCAGGTCTTGCAACATTGCCAGGGTTTGACCAAGGTCTACCACCGGCAACAGCGGTGGTAGAGCAGGTTTCCGCAAATGCGTATGACAGATTTGCCATTAGTTAATTCCTATTCTTAGTTGGGAGGAGTCTGTAGATATGAATAGCATTTGTGCAGGATTGGAAAAGATCGCAGCATTTTCTGCACGGAGAATTGCGTCGTATGTGGTATTCCACCAGAATTCGGAAAGCGCCGGTCCACCACTGAGGTCTGATCCATAAAGAAGAATATTTTCGATACCATCTTCAATTGGTTTTCGTACTGTCCAGAAAAACACATCATCGACAGTGGAAGCAGTGATATCCGGTTCACCTGCCATTTCAATCCACGGAGCATAAGGTCTTCCCGTGAATTTACCGGGTTGTATCTTCAAAGGATAGAGGATTGGTAAGTCACCAGCGGCATCTTCTGTTCCTGTTCTATTTACATGGTACAGATATGGTGTTTGGTGTGTACCACCAACAGTAGCAGTATATCGATACCGTTCCGCTATCGTCGCGCCACCAGAAGGAGTAAATTCACCGGGTACATGTACGCCGTCGTGCGTTGTATCCCAGTTTGATGTAAAGCAATTTGGCCATTCTTGCTCTAATTTATCGAACAATGCAATATCCATAGCTCTTGAATGTGCTTCTAGTAGATATGGTCGTACCGCTATTGTGTGAACATCATTTGCAATGAATCCACCATTTTGATCTGGGTCTGGTACATCGGGTATTTCTAGATCCGCCCATGTTCTTCCGTCGTATGTTACGACTTCTGTGCTAAAACGAGGATCTGCCTTTATATCTGCCCATTGTTTGAACCATCGTGTGCCAACTGTGATTCGGTCTTCATAATCCATCCAGAATGCTTTCGGATCAGGTATTCTTGCATCCTGGCTTTGTCTGAGTCTATATTGCGCAATAAAATCATCTGTCCATAAACTTACTGCATCAATTGCGTTTTGAAAAAACGGTACTTGACCAGGGTCAAAATCCGGATCACTACTGACGACACCGGTTCCGTCGATAGGGTTTTTCCACAGCAATGTTGGGTTTTGCGGTGGATTATCATATTCGGTTCCCCAGTTAAACATCGTAATTGAAAGCGTATCGTCGTTTAGTGTTCCTGCATTGAGTCTACTTATGATTTCATCGCATACATTATTTGCATAAGATGTTCCACCCTGAGTAACTACATTTCGTTTTACAATCTGAACAAATCGAGGATCGTTTGCTGCTTTGCCCAAAGGTGGCGCCCAGCACCAATATGTAGGTAGTACTGCCATCAGTTCACACTACCAAACACACTCGCACAAAGCCAATGTGTTTTTTCAAAACCATCGATAAGTTCGATTTCTACAAGATCACCTATCGCAAATTGTCCGGGTATGCTTCCTTCGTTCCAAGTGATGTCAGAAACAACAACGGATTCGTTTTCAACTTGTACGAATCCGCTATGAATCTGACCGTTTGCTTTAATGACACGAACCGCGAGCGTTCCTGTGTCACTTTGCTCAAGAGACAAGGAACACCCACGAAGCACCCCTGTCTGGTACATTGCCTTTGATCTCTTACCGCCGGCAAGAATGGGAGAACCCAAACCATCTTTGTAGAATGTGATTTCGTAGTTGTTTCTTTTCTTCGTTGATGCTGTCGAATAACGCATTTTACCCTCTCAATGGTCGTACGCAGGCTTTTAAAACAGCCGCTTTGTCTTCTGGCGCAACTAGTTGTAGAATAGCAGCTCGTAGATTTACAAGACGGTGGACATCAGCGCCTGTTAAACGAGAAATTCCTTCTGCTTCTCTACCGTCTTCTACGATCTCTGTGACATCGTTTGGAATCATTGGCATGATTCTTTGAACTGCTTCCTCAAGCGATTCGAGTTGAAAAAGAACACCACGAAGTTGTTCTGATAGTGGACGAATCATTTCATTTGCATACCGAATTGCTTCTGGATTTGTAATTGCCATTTTATCTTTCCCTTTTTACCCAAAATATGTATAAGTTACCGGAGTTACACTACCTCCGCCTTCTTCAAACATTGTTCCAAAAAACTCTGATGGTGTTTCAAAAGTACCGCCATTGTCATATGAACCACCGGCGTCTCGTATTACTTGACCACCACCGGCGACAGAATTTACGAGCAGGTTTCCGTTCGCAGGATCGGTAAATGCGTCTGCGGTGAGTGGTGTATTGTTAATCTGTGCTTCGTCGGAGTAATTGGTAAATCCGGTTGTCAGATTTCTATAATAGTTATTAATTAATTTGACATATCCATCTTCTATGGCGTCATTACGATATACCGCTCGATTGCAGTCTTCAAAAACACAATTCTGTATCGAAACAATTTCGGCAGCATTGTCTGGATCGTTTACTACTTCAATCGCATCACCAAATCCATAAAACCTACATTTATCGATTACCACGCCCTCTCCCGCCGAGGGGGCAAGAAGATACAAACCAGGGTCTGTTGTGGTGTTTCTTGAGAGAAAAATACAATTGCTTAAATACGCAGGTCCGGCCAAAGTAGTTCGCAGGTAAAACAAATTCGTGAATAAAGAAGATCCTTGTATATGTTCAAAAACACAATTTGTTGCAGAAAAAGACCCGCTAAACAAATAATTCTCAAAAGTTTGTGATCCGAGTGTTGCCCAATAAATACTACCTGCACTTGAAAGTCCAATATAACAACGGTCCAAAGAACCAGGAAACTGCAAATGCGAACCGACAAAATTGCAGTTTCGATACGAACCTGCTGCGTTGTTGAAAATGATTTTACTGCTATTTGTAGTTGGTGTTGCACGAATTGATATGTTCTCGAACGAGATAAACTCCGCATAATCTAATTTTAGTCCAACAGTTACACCATCAAGTTCGGCGCTCCACATACCGCCATCGCCTGTTACAGATTCATAGCCGAGAAAAAGAATAGGAGATGTTGCTGTTGCAGGACTAGTCCCAAAAACACCAGTAACAGTACTCAAATCATAAACAATATCGGTTGTTATTCCGTATGGTGCAGATTGCTTCTTGATGTTTACACGAATACCAGCAGTCAAACCATTGATACAATCATCTAAAGTTTGCCAAGCATCTGCTTCGCTTGTACCATTATTGGAGCCAGTGTTAAGATCAAAATTTGCGTACTTGTCTGTATATGACATTAATATGTTTAACCAAAGAAAGTTTTTGTTACAGGTAATTGAGATGAACCGCTCGACTCTGCAAACATTGTTCCGAAAAATTCCGAAGCAGTTTCAAAGGTTCCGAATGGATCTATCGAACCACCAGCATCTCTTATCACTTGTCCTCCACCAGCAGTTGTATTTAAAAGAAGATTACCGTTTGAGGGATCGGTAAAAGAACTCGCGGTTAAGGGAGTATTGTTGATTTGTGCAAATGCAGAATAATTTGTAAACCCCGAAGTTATGTTGTAATAGTAACAATTTTGTATTTTTACAAAACCCAATTCTGTATTGGTTCTATTAACCCCAACTAGACAGTTTTCAAAAACACTATTTTTAATATTTATTATTTCTGTTGCTGCGTCAGGTTCTTCCAAAACATTAATAGCCTCATCGAAACCATAAAATCTACATTGATTTACCTCTCCACCTTCACCCGCATTCATGCGGGTGAAATTAAGACCAATGATTGCCTTGATATCTCTTGCAATAAAAATGCAATTGGTGAATGATCTACCTGAGCTAAAATTGTCAGTAAATACCAGTTCATTGCTTCCTAGATTGCCTTTTATAAATTCATAAACACAATCAACGTTGTCAGAACGAACGGACACGCCGCCAACAGCAACTCTTGAAGCAGTACCAATACTGCTAATTCCGAAATAACACCGGATAGAAGAACCACTAACATTAATAGAGGATCCGATCAAACTACAGTTATGCAATTGACCATTTGGATTAAGAAAAGATATAGTTGCTAAGTTTGTGCTGGGGAGAGATTTTACATGCAAATTTTCAAAAGAACAATGAGAAGCATCATTAAATCTAAAATTAAGAATACCACCAGTGTCGATTTCTGCTTTCCACATACCCCCATCACCAGTCACAGATTCGTAGCCACTGAAAACTATGGGGTTTATTGCTGTTGGAGGACTTGTGATTCCATCCATATCAAAAATAACTTCATTTGCAGCAGAGTTAATTTGATATGGTGTTGATTGTTTTTTGATGTTTACACGAATGCCTGCCGTTAGACCTGAGTAAACATCACTCCAAGATTGCCACGCATTCGCTTCTGTTGTACCATCGTTTGCACCGGTTGCTAGATCAAAATTTGCATAACGATCTACTAATGCCATCAGACACTCCTTAGAATAGTAAGAACCACTCTCTGAACGGAGTCGATCGTGCCTCCCCATGCGACATTCAAGACATCTCCTGCGGCAACATCAAGTGTCCAACCAGAAAGAGTTGTATCTCTTTTGATTTGTTCTCCACTTAATCCCACCGAACCCATATTTTCTAGCGTAGATCCACGAATTCTAGAGATGCTTGCTGTAATTGAACCGGTAATACCGGAGTAGAGTGAAACTGCATCAAATGTTCCTCCCTTTTCAATAATAGAACTTGCGGTTGCTGCTTCTACCACGGAACCACCACCGTCGATTGTTACACGAATTTCATCATATGGATTACTTGCTGGTCCAGTTGGACCATCGGCACCGGTTGGACCAGTAGGACCAGTTGGACCAGCCGAATCACCAGTTGGACCAGTAGGACCAGTTGGTCCTTGCTGAAGAAGCATAGACCATTCGTTGGTGTCTCTCTTACGCAAAGACGATTCTTCATACTGACCTATAGGAAGAACATTACGAATAGTAACACCAGATTCGCCGGTAACAGAAACAGGAGTTGCATTGATATTGAAGATGTTAATAACAGTACCAATATCGAATGACACTGTTGTATCATTAGGAACGATTACGGTTCCGTTACTAACATTCATTGGCACTACTTGATATGCGTCACTTATGGAAAAAGTATAAGAACCGGTCTGAATCGTAGTTTCTAATAACCTTTCATCCGCAGATGCACCAGTAGGACCAGTTGGTCCTTGTTCACCAGTTGGACCAGTAGGTCCATCAGCACCAGTTGGACCGGTTACTCCATTTGCTCCATCAGCACCAGTTGGACCGGTTGGACCAGTTGGACCAGTTGGACCAGTTGGACCGGTTACTCCATTCGCTCCATCAGCACCAGTAGGACCAGTTGGACCTTGTTCACCAGTAGGACCAGTAGGTCCATCAGCACCAGTTGGACCGGTTACTCCATTCGCTCCATCAGCACCAGTTGGACCGGTTGGACCGGTTGGACCGGTTGGACCGGTTGGACCTTGTTCACCAGTAGGACCAGTAGGTCCATCAGCACCAGTAGGACCAGTAGGACCAGTTACACCTGCTGGTCCTTGAATGTTACCTACATTTTCCCAAGAGTCTCCATCCCAAACATACAAATCACCAGAAATTAAATAAGCATCACCGGGATCACCAGATACAGGCAATTCACCAACAGTACCAAAAGAACCAAGAATATTAAGTCCTGCACCCACAGGACCAGTAGGTCCATCAGCACCAGTTGGACCGGTTACTCCATTCGCTCCATCAGCACCAGTAGGACCAGTAGGTCCATCGGCTCCAGTAGAACCGGTTGGGCCAATAGGACCAACATCACTGATATTGATTGTTCCAGCCATTGACGAATGAAACTGGCAAACATAATATAATGTGCTTGGTGCATTATACGGAACAGCAAATGTAATTGTTCCAACATCAGTTCCATTATTTGTTATACCATTATTGTAAATATTACCAGAACTATATGCCCCAGAAACTGTTTGAATCCAAAATGGATGACCAGGGGCATTAATAATGAATGTATATGTGAATCCTCTCAACAGATTTATTGTTGGATTGTTTGAACCATCAATTACATACGCGATTGTACCACTGTTTGTTACCGTATAATTTCTTGCACCATCTGCGCCAGTTGGACCCTGTTCACCCGTAGGACCAGTTGGACCCTGGGAACCAGTAGGTCCACTCGGACCTTGTGAACCGGTAGTACCGGTAGGACCGGTAGGACCGGTAGGGCCTTGTTCACCAGTCGGACCATCTGGACCTTGTGATCCAGATGGTCCTGTAATTCCAACAAATCCTATTAATTCCCACGCATATCCGTTCCAAAACCAAGTTCTGGAACCAAAGGAGTATTCTTGATTAAGTGTTGGTCCTGTTGGGAAATTAATGCTCATCGGAGTTCAATCCATTGTTCTGCTGGAGATAAGGCATATGTATAAAATGCACCAGTTTTTACATCATACCACCGATCACCAGTAGAAACTGCTGTTGTTTCTAGTGGATTGTTTGGCGAATAAAACAAATTATTATTTTCACACACACCAGATGTTTGACCGATTTCTGCCCATACATCTTGATTTTCTGCATTTTTCACCAATGTATATAGTGTTCCTGAAGAAGTGTCTAACCACCGATCTCCGAATACTGCTCCAGAGGGTTCTGTGTCATTTTCAAAATAATCTGTTGTATTGCAAAAATCTGAATAATAGCCTAATTCTACAAGTTGAAAACTAACACCGGCAGACAAACCGATCGAATCCTTTGCAAAAACATACACCTTTGCGGTTTGTGCATCGACAAAAATATCACCTTCGTTAAACTCAAGCGAAGTGATATTGATTTTTCCGGTAGCAATTACCCAGTTCCTGGGCGCCATTTTTTCAATAAGAATCGATGTATCTCTATTTGGTAATAAAGGTTTGATTCTATAAGGGAGTTGTTCAGTGATTACGACAAATCCCTTCATCGAATAACCCCATCTTCGACAACAAATCTACCTTCAATTAATCTATCGACAACAGTTCCCTGTGTTAATCTAATATCGTAAAAATGTTTTCCATCAGGTATATTTTGGGTTGTCAGAGAATCAATTACTATAGAGACGCCTCCTGTTATCGCCGATCCTTCCAAATTTTCATTTAGAGAAATACCACCGATACCTGCGATCCCACCAGTAGCACCGATCCATTCACCCAAAACACCACCACCAGTAACTCCTTCTGTTGTTACCTGTAAAAGCAAAGAATCGCTTGAGCGACTTCTTCGCACTTGCATTTCAGCGGTAGCATTTGCAAGATTAACTGGTGTTTTTTCTGCATCACGATACAACATAAACAGTCTAAATGTAGTGCCCTGTTCTGCAAAAATGTCGTAGTGTCCTGCTGGCATTACCTATGCGCCTTTTTTGCTTGCTTTTTAAGCGTGTTTTTCTTTGTTCTTTTACGCTTTGCCTTTTCGGCAAGAATTGTTCTTTGTGTATTTATTCTTTTTAGTTTTTGCTCTTCTTCGGCTTCTTTAATTTTTTTAGTCATTTCTTCATGTTGAGCCTGTTGTCTTTGCATGTCTTCATTTACACGCTGGATTGCAATTTCATACTGACGAAGATTGGTAAGCATTCTCTCTCTTTCAGACTCTGGAAACTTGTTTTCTGCAAGTAGTTTTCGACAGGCATCGTACCCCTCACCAAATGCGTTCGCATAAAACGCGGTCGAAGCAAGTTCGTCATCCAGTTGCCATTCGTACATCTGATCTGGAATGAACAGAATGTCGTTCGTCTTTCTTGGTAGTGACGCGGCGTGCTTCGCAAATAAGTACGCAAGTTTCGGGTGTCCGTTCAAACGATATAAGCGAGAGATCTGGTGCAATGGCTCTGGACGGAATGGACGAGACTCCCATGCTCGAAGAAAATGCTGAATCACATCTGCAAACGGCTCGCCAAGAATCGAAGCACACATTGCTGCTCGATACAACGAGTAATACACTTCTTCTTCCCAACCTCCAAGTGCCGCTCTTTTCAGATACCATTCCTTTGCATTTTCAAAATCCTGAGCGTCAAAAAATGATTGTCCTGCATAAAAATGATATCGATGGTTTTCTGGTTCATAACTTGGATCTTCTGGATTTGTAAGTGCGCTTACAAGAACATCCGCATCCCTCAGATACTTTGTTTTTCCGTCGATCGGATTCTTTTCCTCGTCTTGATTTCTTGCACCGAGAGTTCTTGCATCGATATAGTATCCCGATGTTGCAATTCTTCCTTGCTTCAAATCCGGACGATTCGGACAATGTGCGTATTCGTGAAGAACACCAACATATTCCCAACCGGCACTGGTCTTGAAGATTTGGTTTCTCCACCACGAAAAATTACCACGCTGAATTCTCAATTGGTAAGAATCCATGAGTGTGTTTTCCGGCAAAACAAACTTACCAACCAGACGATCATCGGCATCAATCATCCACGCATAGTCTGCTTTTCCATCACACATTGTCAGTGCATGGCTTCGTGCTTTTCCGAAACCTTCCCACTTGATTTCATGAAGTTCGCCGGGAATTCCCGCTTTCTCAAAGTAATTCCGAATGAAATCTTGTGTTCCATCAGTGGAACCAGTGTCACAAATTACCCAATAGTCGATGTGTTTTTTTACAGATTCAAAGCACTCGACAAGGTGCGGTGAGTTTTCATTTTTTACGATCATACATAGTGCAATTGTGGGTTTCATAACTAAGTCTTTCTATTAATTGATTTTTTTGTAACAAATAAATCCATGCGAACAAGATTCATCATATATTTTTTTGGGTATTCCACATAACCAAGCCCAAGTAGAAACTATACTTCTTGTTCCGAATTCTGTGATATGTTCACAATCATTAGCGAGTTTACTCATATAATTTAAATGACATGCTATATCAGTATTCATAAGAGTATTTAATTTCTGTTCTAAATTCATTCGCTATTAATCCTTTAGATTAAATTTTTGTTTTACTCTTTGCAAATCGAATTTTGCTTCCCTAATGACATCTGGATCATTTTTTACTTCCTTTTCAGATACTCTGTTTGTGACATAACATTCTGTATCAAGAATTATAGGAAGACTAAAATGGTTGTTTAATCTGTAGTAAAAATCACAATCCATAAGCATTTTTAGTTTTTCATCAAATAATTCAGAAAAAGATGAATCATAAGATATTACTGAGGGTGAACTGATAGTATTTATCCCGACTATAAGTCTGTCGTTGTAATAAGGTACTCTTTCATTATAAAAATTCTCAGATTCCCAATTACAATGATTATGTCTCAAAGCACACCAACATTTTTTATTTTCCGTATGGACATCTATTATATCTTGTATTGCATTATTTGTCAAAAAGAAATCAGGTTGAAATAAAGGCTTTATTATGTTTCCGTTTGCATTTTTAATGGAGTTGTTCACATTGGCAACATAAGTTATGCCTGGAGTAAAATATACATGTTTAATATAAAAATCAAATGAGGTACTTTTTATAAAATCTTCTATATTGGTATCTCTGCTTTGATCTGAAATAATTACTTCAAAGTTTTTATTGGTTTGATCTTTTAAGGTGTTTAAAATTTTTTCTATTAATTCAACCCCATGACCAAAATACTCCCACGCAGGAATACAGATAGAAACTAAATTAGTTTTCATATGATTTAAAATACCTTTTCCATTTTTGTTTATTTGATTTTAAATAATCAGGTAAGTCGTCCGATTCAACTGTTAGGTTATATTTTTTCGCAGTATTATATCTAATACCATTATCCGGATGATTGTCTTTCCATTTATCAGGCGAACCTTGTCCCAACCAAGAAAAATGCCATCCTCCATTATCTATGGGTATGCCTTTTATTTCTCTTTCTGTTCTTATATGATTTGCTCCATATTTTTTAAATGTTTTAAAGTTACAAACTCTTGTTCCTGTCCAATCAGAACATGGTTGATCGCTTCTAACATTTAAATAAAATGGATGTGCTTTTTGAATAGGTCTATATGCTTTATCATCTTCTATTTCTATTGGTAATATTTCTGGATTCCATATTTCATCTAAATCTGATAGAAAAATTATGTCAGTATCTGAACAATTTTCTAAACCTTTTATTATTAATTCTTTTTGATAAAATTCTCTAATCCACCAATGAGCCTTATTTCCAGTATTAGGACTATTATATGCTTTATTTAATATTTCTTTGTTATTTGGAAAATCATCAACTAAATTATAGATTATTTTTTTTTCAAACTTTTTAAATTTATTTCTATTTTCATTAAAAATTAATTTCTTTTTATGTCCATTAAAGGTTTCATTTGATTCTGAGATGACGAAATAATCTACAAAATCATTCAAAATACTTAAACGAATTTCTAACAAATCTAATTCATCAAAAAAATAAAAGCAATCATAAATCAATGGCATATTTTGCTACCTTGAGTTAATTAAAATTTTTATATAGTTTTGTTTTTTCTTTATATTCTTCAAATTCTACAACACATTCGTCATATGTAAATATTTTACCATCTCTATCAATGTAATCATAATTTCTGTAAATGTTATATCCACAAGACCAATAGCCATCAGAAATGTTATGCCTTGCCCAATATTTTGGTGCTACTGAATATCTTATTGTATCACTTGTAAATATGGGATAATATGAAAAACTGGAATTTGAGGATATAAAATATCTGGCGTTTTTGATAATAGAATAATCATTTCCAATTCCTGTTTTATCTTTACCTTTTAGTCTATTAGTATCAATAGATTCAATAAAAAAATCAGACGGAAAAAAACGTTTTGCTGTAGGGTAATCATCACTTATGACAACAAATTTAAATCTTGGGTTTATTTTTTTCATTACAGAAACAGAATCTTCCCAATATTCTTTTCTAAGAAAAAAATCAGGAACATATCTATATTCACCGCCTCTAAAATTAATTATACATGTATCATCATCGCAGAAAGTATAATTATCAAATTCTGACTTAACCTTTAACCATTCCTTTATTTCATTTTTTCTATGAAATATTCTATTTTCTGACTGAAAGATTCCATCTATTTTTGTATTATCTTGTATACACTCCAAATCAGGATCATCTATTGTTATATTAGATCCGTTGGGCAATACCAGTTTTCTCCACCATTCCATAAAATAAGCATCAATACCATCCGGAAGTTTGCTCGGAGGACCCCCCTCGGGACCTTCTCCTCCCATCACGGGAAGACCAAAATCCAAATCCATAAAATCTAAACATTTAAAATTAAACGGATTCATTATCCCAAAATCATATCCTTTGTCTAAAGCAACAACTCTAGTTGTAACATAACACGCCAACTGATTTCCTAATCCTTGTCCGTTGTATATTTCAGTAACAATCATAAAAATTTTTCTAAATTTTTTATTCTATTAATAAAAGTATGTTTAGTTTTTATATAATTCATAGCATCATACATATTAACTGAATTATTTTTATTGGCACATACAAGGTCGTCATAAAGACTTTCTGGATTGTTTGAATGTACCACATAATCACCAAGAGCATCTTTCACATATTTGGAATTGGTTCCTGTAATTTTACCATAACTAATATTTTTCCATATTCTACATGGAATGTATCCCACATTTAAATGGTGTTGATCTCTAAAATCAACGCAAATATAAGAATTTTGTATTAATTTTCTATTTTCTTCGTGGGATACCGATAGACCTTGTAATGTACAAACTTTTTTATTTTTCTTTGCTTTCATACAAAAGGCATTTATATTTGGAATAATGGTTCCATATAAAGTTCCGACATAGTTTATAAACTTTGCGTCTTCGTCAAAGTCAATTGGATCTCTTATCTCATCAGGAAGAAGATCTGTTGCCCAACATTGGTACAATGTATTATCACAGGCATTCCAGTAACATAAATCATCCACTTTTTCAAATTTTTCAACTTCTTTTATGTAATTTCCAAGTTGAACTATATTTGATTCTTTTGCACCATTATTTACAAGTAGATTTTTATCTACATGATGCGTTATATACTTAGCATCATCACGAATAGGCATATTTTTAGTTACTTGCCCTTCAGTGAAAAATACAGAGTTAGAAAAATCAAAATTTGAAATATCATCAATAGAATCAAACCAATATGTATCATATCCAAGAGATTTAAATGCTCTATAATAACCAGAATGAATATAAGAATGGGTATGCGAATGTAATTTATGTCCCCATATAATTGCTTTCATATTACAATCCAGTTTTCACAATATACATCATTCCACGCCTGAGGAACGGAAGAATCAGAACCAAACCACACCGAGGGTGCAATCACATCCTTTTCACTTCCGAGCCAAGCACCCCACCAACTAAAAGAACTGTTGGAAATAATAGCACTATTGCATTGCGTCATTAAAACAAAGTCGTACATAAATTCTTCACCCGTGAATGGTGACACCACATAATCAACAAATCCAAGATTCTCTTCGCACCAGTTCATGTCGTCCGACACAATGACAAATTTGCTTGCGTTCGATTTCTCTATCGCTCGTTGAATATATTCTACAGTTACGGGTGGGTGGCATGTTCCATTTTTTGTAGTAACATAGTCACCTCGTCGCACATGAATGAATCCAATATCCCGATACCTGTCTGTAAAGTCTCTTACCGTTTTTAGAATGCTTGGTTTGATCGATAAGTGTTGTTTCAGATCATCTTTACAGTGCGAAAAGTATTTCGGTGATTGAAAGTAGCCGACATAGTTTACATTGTCGGAAACACCAAACACATGTGGTAAAAAAACTGTTGCGACACCTGGCGGTTCTACAATCGTTTTTGCTATCGAAACTTCTTCTTGCAAAAAATGTAAGCCGTCAAAGACATTTCCGAGAACGCAATTCAAGTTCTGAGGAATACCAAAGTCAAACCCGTTTCTTTTCGCAACTCCAAACAGCATCGCGTATTGAAACAGTTGATTACCAAACCTTCCATAATTTCCAATAGCACTATAGGTAATCATACCAATATACTTCTATTAGTCCAGTAAGTATTTCTCGGACACATTTGAAAAAAGTAATGCTTTGGTGCAGCAATAACATTGTGGTTTTTCTGCATCTTAGCAATCGCCACATCGCAGTGTCTATTACCACTCTCATCCACTAGATAGTTTTCTATAGCATTCACTACACTATCTGCGTATGATTTTGTCAAATACAATATTGCATGTGTGGAAGTCATGTTTGAAACTCTATAGTAGTTTTCTTCTTTTTCGATTACTGTTTCATTATCGAGTTTGGACATTGATGCTCGTTCTTTGTCCCATGCCCACCAACTATAACCAAGATACAACGCATCGGTGTTATCTGGTACAGAAAAGGTATTTGTATAGTCCGGTGTGATATCAACATCATCTTCCAAAAGAAGAAGAGGTTCACGGAAGTCGTGTTTCGTCAATGCAGATATGTGTGATTTAGCACACCCAAGCACATGGTCCTCATCTTCAACACCGTCAAAAAAGTCCCATCGATCAAACTCAAGACGCTTCATTAAACGAGCAATGTTTTCTCTGCGTGATGTCGATTTTTTCATAGAGATACATTGACATCTTATTTTTCGTAAGTCAATTTGCATACTCATATCCCGATCCTGGCGTACTACCCCACAACTGCTTTGCATATGACTTCGCAGGTCCGGTGTATTCGATTCCAGTATAGTGCTTTGGTATAAAGTAAAAACTGGGATACACTGTTATATTGGTGTATCGATACTTATGAACTGTTTCGGTAAGAAACACAGGTCCAACTGTTTTCCATGCACTTTTTCCACCTTGCCAAACCGAAGATATTGGTTTAGCGTGCAGTTCGTGAACAAGAATTTTCATAAGGCTATTGTTTTTACACGCACCAATATAGCCTGCTGCGATCAAGTTTGGTCGGACTAATTCGTTTTCATAACAAGCAAACGAATCATTTTGTAGCAAATAATGATCCAGTGATGCGGTGCATACTGCATCGGCATCGAGAAAGAACCCACCAAATTTTTCAAGTATTTCCCACCGCGCTATATCGCATTTGCCATTCAACTCAGGCATGTAATCGTAGTGTGCTTGGTTATGTAGACCGTCTGGAAAGTGTTTATGTAGCGTTTCATCCGTCCACAGAATATGCTTCCACTTCGGATGTGCCTTTTTCCAAGTTTCTATAAGATCGTGCGGGGGCGGTTTAGGACCAACCCAAAATTGATGTATGATTTTTGGTATCACGGTACTTCACTTTCTTCATAACGAATAATAGACTCATGAACGCTTCTTCTTACCGATATGGTATTTAGGACACAACTCCCACGAATCTTTATCAGAATATGATATAATCTTGAGTTGCTTGATCGAAGCGATTGGTTCTAGTTTATCGGGTTTTAACACCTTTAGCAAGCCCCATTCTTCTAAAAGGCTCGCAATTTTATTTCGACGTGATATGTCATCGTCGGATAGGTTGGTTGGTAAACCATCCAGAGCAAACAGTTCTTTGAAATGTACGATGTAATACTTTCCTCGCTTGTGCAAAATATGACAGGACTGCCAAAGTTTGTTTTCCTTGCGAGAAGAAACCCCGATACGGGTTAGTGTTTCGCGTACTTTACGAAAGTTATCTTCTTCGATAAGTGATACTTCGAGTAAATCATCGATTTCCATATCGATGTATCGTTCTTCTTCTATGCTCATAGCAATCTCCTTTTTCACGGCACAGAACTACATCTATGTATGAAAAAGGAGACTTGCGCTACTTATCAACGCCGCCAGTATTCATTTCTGCGCGCATGTTTTTGATATCTTCTTCACTCAGAATATCAAGTGCTTCTCTTGCTCTTTTACTGTTGTAACCATAGTATTGCTTGACGAGATTTAGTTCATCTGTTTCTTCGTTCTTCAACCACTTGCTGAATCGCTTTCGCTTTCTTACAGAGTGTAGATAGTAAGAAAATTGCATCTCGTTATCGAGATGGGACAAGCGATTCATCTCATTAGCATAAAGAACAGTATCGGGAAAATACGACAAACATCGATTGACGACATAAGCAGGATACTTTCGTTCTACCGAATCGTCGTCGGTATTCATTAGATTCTTTTTGCTGTAGTTGATTGCATTAAGATAGTCTGTGAGTTTCATAGTGTCAGCCGTGTTTGCTCGTCTACAACTGCAACAATATTCTCGTTCGATACTATATCATACTCTTCAAAAACTTCAACAGACTTTCTTCTATAGACAACCCAATCGCCTACTATATGGTCGTGTTTGATATAGGCACCGTTGTTTGCAATAGCGGGTTGACCAATTGACACGACTTTCCCTTTGCAAAAGTCTACATTTTCTTTTTCGTTATAGATCAGATTCCCATACATCTGATCTTTGTTTGTTTCACGAACAATCGCTGTTTTTCCTGCTGTCGGATAAAACAATTTCATTTGAACGATACCTCCATCATGAGTTCAATCAGGCACGCAACCATATTGATTTCTTGATCTGCCACAAAGGCGGACTTATACATGTATTCGCCAATAATTAGAATCGCCTGTGGTATGCTGTTGTTATCAACATGATTTGTGAGACTGTCGTAGAGTCGTCTGTATACCCGCGATTGATCGTTGTCAAGGTTCTCTACTACCCACTTTCGCACCTTTCCAAACTCTTTGTTCTTCATCGCGGAAAAAAGAGACTTGACTTCGATCTCGCCAATCTGCGATAGAATGCCAATATCAATAGTGCCAGAAACAGAATACCGCTGAATCTCGTTGATGATTCGACGGAAATCTGGAAAGTGCTTCAGAATGAGTTCTGCAAGAACCTGCTCTTCATACTTGATTCCCTCGGTTTCCAGAATCATCTTGACTCGCTCCATCATCTGTGCAGCAAGTTTAGGCTTTTCTTTGTCGGGTATGCGGAAATCGATACAGGTGCAGCGAGAGTGAATAGGCTCGATGATTCGATTCTTGAAGTTGCAGGTCAATACAAATCTACAGTTGTTGGCAAATTCTTCGATGAATCCACGAAGAGCAGGCTGCGTAGACTGGGCATTTGAGTAGTCAAACTCATCAAGAATCACTACCTTTTTCCCGCCGCCAAGAGACACCGTACTTGCAAAGTCACGAATCTTCGTGCGAAGGGTATCGATGTTTCCATCTTCAGAACAGTTGACGATGATGTAGTCCGCGTTGAGTTCATTACACAACGCACGTGCTATCGTCGTCTTTCCACACCCCGGTCCGCCGGAGAGCAAAAGATTCTGTGCTTCAGATGCACCGATCATCTGTTTGAATGTTTTCTTGATACTCTCCGGAAGAACACAGTCGTCGATCGTTCTTGGGCGGTATCGTTCACACCAGAGATATTGCTTGTTTTCCATAACGATCAATTAGGCTCCAGAGCAATCCAGTAAGTCAAATCCATAGCAGTATTTACAAATTCAGATACGATCTTTTCCGTGACATTCACATTGTAGTTGCCTCGAATGATCTTCAGGTTTTCTGTGCGGAATGTGTACCTGAAGTTTTCTTCTGGAATAGATTTCTCAATAAGCCTCAGTTCGCGGGAAAAACTGTTCGATGATGGGTTTGTCTTATCGTGTGCGACGATATCAACCCCGTCATCGTTTCCTTCAATATCAAGACTAGGCAATTGCAACACAGCAGCAGCCTTCAATACATCCTGAAGGTCGTTTTGAGTAATCGAAAAACGAATCGCACTACCAGGCATTGTAATTTCTTGAGTAGGCACAGTCAACAGTTTAGGCTCGGAATAGTAGTATTTCACCGAACTGCCGTTTCCACTAATCAAAACATACTTCTCGCGGAAGTTGAAGTCAGGATCGTCGAATAGACTTACCGCAGCAAGAAACCGATTCAAGTCCCAAATACCAACCGTAACAGGAAACTCTTCCTCAACCACCGCCCTTGCAAGAATGTTCTTCTGAGGCGAAATCGTCTTTACCACATTTCCTGGCTGAATAAGAATGTTGCTATTGATTGTTGAAAAGTTCTTGAAGATTTCGATGGTTTGCTTTGATAGTTTCATGAATATAGCCTTTCAATATGTGTTGAAGTAGTCATCAATTTCGGTAATGTCGAGTGAACCGTTACGAAAATCTCGAAGGACATTGTTCTCTCGATGCCGTCTTGAGCGTTTCGAAGTTCTTCTTTTTGTGGGAGGAGGTTCCATTCGGTGATCTTCTTCAGTCATAAACGAATTCTTGTTTCGCTTTTGGATCTTATTTTTCTTTGACATTCAAAATTCCTCAATGTTCTCCATTAGATTCTTCAATCTGTTTTTCACAAAATAATTGAAGATGTTTGCTCTAGAACCCCTTACTGGTTTTTCCCATTCCTTCTCGATGTTGCTTTCAAGCCATTCGGGTATGCTATCCATGTCAATGATGGACTTGTTTCGTTGCCAGTTTTTTTCGTAATTCTTAGGCACTTCATTGAATGCAAGATCATCGTAGATGCTTGCAAGCACCTTTTTGGTGATTGGTTTTTGTCTCTTCTCAGGATTCACAAAGCAATCGTCATCCGACAGAATATTTGGAATACCGTCCGAAGAATCCCCGCGAATGATGTGTTCGTTTAGAAACTCATTCGGGTTGTTGCATATGACCATCTTCTTTGTTCTCGGAGAGAACTGCTTCACACCGGGATACTTTTGAAGTTGCTGGAAATCTTTATCAGAAGATATAATTATTACCTTTTCGTTTCGGTGTTGTGTCTTTGCAAGATATGCTATGACATCATCTGCCTCTGCCCTTGCAACAGTCAACACTTTATACGGAAGGTTTTCTTCGATCTCTTCTTTTACTTCATGGATCATGTTAAAGATAGCAGACCAATCAGTATCGGACTGATTTTGCTTTAGTTTTCGTGATGCTTTGTAGTGTTCAAAGATGTCTTTACGCCAGTAGTTTCCGGCGTCAAACACCAACACCAATTCGCCGTATTCTTTTGCAAACTTGTTGCGAAAGATACGAATGCTATTCAGCGTCACATGTCGTATGAGGTTTTTATCAATCTCGTCGCTGTTTTTGATGAGTGCAAAAATATTCGACAGAATGATCTGGTTCATGTCACAAAGAATCATCTAAACACCTGTAGTATAACGCAGTTCGCGTTGATCCTGCCTGTTGGCAGGCTTTCCTTTGTAGTAAGTGATTTGTATGCGTTATTTATCGCACGAACACCCGAAGTCGCACATGTTTTTAGAATCTTTTTGGGATCTCGTACCTTTCTTTGTACGGATTTCTTTTCGTCAAAGCCAACAAGCGTTGTTCCCTTTACCGACATACCATCAACTAACTCAGACGCTTCGTACATCTGTAGTATACTATACTTTGTATTAAATACAATCACTTTCTTCGCACCAATAATCTTTCTCGGATCGATAGACTGTATACCTAGATCCTCATTTTTTTCCTGATACTTCAGGTTTTTAGTGAGTTGTCCTGGCGTCTTGCTTTTCTTGCGTCTTGGCTTTCTTGTTGCATTCTTTAGTCTACAGTGTTCTTCGCACACTCGTACGATATCGTCAACATACTTGTGAAACTTTCGTAGTTCAGGTTTACGAAGAAAAGAATACCCCTCCTTCAACTGTTCATCTTCACCTGACAACGCCAAAGATAGTTCTTCTAGAAGACCTTTAAATTCTTCGGCAATCATCGCAGACTGTGGTGCTTTGATTTCGTTTCGGGTGAGAAAATCTGCAACTGATACTGGTGTTTCTTTTGCAGACACAAGGCGATCGATGTTTCGATTCAGAGATTCGATGTAGTCACTCACCTGATCCTTCATTCTGTCTTGAATAGAAGGCTTTGGTGTTGTATCTACAACCGCTTTAATTTCTCTGGTAGATGCTTTTTTGCCCTTTTCTTCGAGTTGGACAAGCATCTGATCGAATCTAGTTTTCCATCCGTCATCTGATGGAATTGGAGAATCTGATCGAGTAGATATACGACAGTAAATGCCAATAGTATCAAAATCGCTGTTTGGACACTTATTGATTAGGTCGATTTTTTTCTTGGCAACTTTGTTTTTGCGTAAATACTCCATCGTCCACTTCTTATAGTTAGTGGATTTGCCATTTGTTCTATACCAATTAACGCATCGAAGAAACTGGTTTGGTTCTGTGCTGTCCCAAACCGGCTCTTCTGTAAGTGATAGTGTTTTTCTCATAGCACCATTATATCACATGTTCGTCACTTTACAACCCATTCCGAGAACATTTCTTCTGCCTTTCCTTCCCCGACAGGATATCGATAGATTACTCTACGAGTTTGTAGATCATCATTCTTAAGGGCAGCAAGAACTTCTTTTCGGTTCAGTTCAAGGTATGGCTTATTGTCACTTTTTCTCACTTCTTCGTATGTCGAAAGAACTATTCCTTGTTGTTCCCAACGAATAACTTCTTCGTATGGACGAACAATTCTTTCTCCAATCTCCGTGTATGGTAAATCATATGGGCTACTGAAATCGAAGAATCGTATTTCTCGATACTCTGCGATTTCATCGTGTTTGTGTTTGCTGGTTCCTTCAATAGCGATAGACTTTCCGTTCGGGGAAAGATGGAACTTTCTCCAACTGAATTCCATTCCCCTCTTTGTTCTTTCTGAAACAAAATCTTGTCTTTCGCCAGTTGTCAAACAAACCACAGTATGTGCTTGTGTGTCTTCTGCACACAGAAGGTAATCATTTCCGTCGATGTTGTTTTCTACAAACAGAAATGGAAACTTTTCGTCGTTGCGAAAAACTTCTGTAATGATTTCACTATTTGGACCAATCACTTTCGCATGTGTAAATGCAAAAAGTCTTTTATCTTGTCGAAATACTATCGGGTAAATTTCAATCAGATACTTACCAGTATCGGAAGAATAGACTTTTTTCATTTCACGAAGGTGGTTTCCTGACTCAAAAATCGGCTTCATTGATTTTTTTCGTAAGACATACCAACTTGATTGTGAATGATTGTTTCCTTGCGGAGTCTTCATCGTATTCCTCCTTGTGGTGGTAATTTTATTCATGTGTCGTCAAAAAATGCTTGGTTGAATCAATCTTTAATTAATTCTACCTGTGTAGGTCCTCCATATAGAACATTTGCAATATTCATTACAATCTCATATGGATTGCTTGCTGTTGTGAATCTGGTTTCTTCCAAATGTCCTTTGTAGTTGTTTCTTCGCACAAACGCAGGAATTTCTATAGTATTATATGAGTATTTTTCGTCGAAAAGATCGATGATCTTTTCTGTTGCTCCATCGGTTTCTCGCATCGACTTTGTAGAAAACGATAGCCGTAAAGGACAATAGAAATCCACCACGATGTTCAGTTCTTCGGTCATTTTCATCAACATATACTTTGCAACAATCAAATCGTCCGTTGCATCGATGGGATTTCGCATTCCGAATCCCACAAACCACGATGAGGTTGTTTTGCTTGTAGAGTGCGATTCGGTAATCGGAAGTCGGATCATATGACACGCTGCAATGAAAGTGTCCACGATACTTCTTCCTGTGGTATAAGATGCACCCACAGAATACATCTTACCGAAGTCGGCTGCAAATTTGCTACTGGAATTAAGAATTTTATTGGTTGAACGATCAATCAGAGAAAACTCGATACCGAATCCAACTTCCAGATCGCTTTCTGTATTTTCAATTAGAGTTGTTCTGTTGTTCTCACCAATCGGGCTGTATGTTTCGGAAAGAAGTTGGAATCTCTCGCATAAAACAATAAAAGATGGCATTTCGCTTGTTTCTAGCGGATTTTGATAGACCTTTATTGGTCTGATTCCAATATCAATATTGTTTGCGTCTTTATAACTCCAAAGAGGACATTTGCTCAAAACTACTTCTTGAGACATTCCTTCATTCATATGAAGAACCCAATTTTCGTATCGTGTCTGAGAGCAGATGTCAACACCATCATACCAGACATATTCCATTTTTACCATCATGTCCATGAATGGATTGATTTGTTTTTGGGTTGGTGTTTGTGGTTCACTGTCCATTATTATCCCTTTTTAAAAACTAACACAGGTTCATACTTCAAAAATCTGCCATTTACCTTGCAGAAATTTTTGCAAGTTGGTAGTCCATCTTCACCAATTCGATTTTTACCAGGCATGTTTTCGAGCGCCATTTTGAGAGTATACAGGTACTTCATTCCGAATGACTCCAGTATATGTATAGAATCTGCTTCTAGAGGAAGGTACTTTGAACCGATTTTTACATCGGCAATATTCCACAGCAAATAGCGATCATTTCGCAACCACTCATAGCATGTCTTGAGAGTCGGGTATAGAAACCCGTCTCTCCACGATTCGTATGACGAACCATATTTCTTATACGATTGTGCCTCGTCCTCGCTATATGCTTCTCGATTGAAGTAAGGAGGACTTGTAAAAATCAGATCAATGCCGCCTCGATACCTTTGAAACTCTGGTTCGTGTTGAAGTTCTTCTGAACCTCGGCAGAATACCTGACAAGTATTCTGCGAGGAAAAGAACGGATTGCCTCTATATGTTTTACTGTTGTAGAAGTGTGCGAGGTTTTCGTGACGAGATATGATTGTACCATCATCTTCCTCGTAAAACAAGTCTGTATTTGGATCTGTACCGATATAGTGTATTTTGCGATTGTCTTTTACTGACATTGCGCCTAATATTCTACCACCCCAACCCGAGGACGGATCATAAATTATGATGCGATCCTGTTTTCCTACCAGATGATCGGTGTATCTTTCGTAAATGTATTTCGCAGTCAGTGGAGGAAAATTAACCGCTGGCTGAATGTAACCAATACGAAACGCGGCATAGCATCGAGGAAAGATTCGATGACCTTTTTCATACATGCGAATAGTATAGATGTATTTGTCGGAAATTTCATTCAAATCAAGAAAAGAGTAGTGACGAAACGAAAGAGTCTTGTTCTCGATCATTTCCTTCACTTCATCAGCAGTAAGTGCCAGTAATGAGGATTCTTGAATCTGAAAATAACTGCTGCTCTTTGAGTTCGCAGGAAAGGAGTCAAGAATGAAGTCCTTTCCTTTGAAGATTCCGTTCTCGTTCAAAAAGAACAGTTCAATCCATTCTTTGCCAGAATTTGTCTCGATGACACTATACTTCTTGTCGTTCTTGATGCAAGTTAGTGCGTGCTTATACATGGAGTCTTTCTTGAAATGCCTCCATGCACCCTTAATCATTCTTGAAAGATGTCTGTCGTCTGAAAACAAGTCGTAGATTGAATAGCCGGTATCGTTTTCCGTATAGTTGATGCGAGTTTTATACATGGTAGGAAACCACTGATCTACCTCAACACCGAGTCGGCTCTTATTGATGATGACATCGTTTTCGACATTCGTTAATTCGTCAGTGTGTTCAAATGTATGAACAGGATACGATTCCATCTTGTTAAACTGCTCAATGATGTCAGTCTCTGATTTGCCTGTTCGTGGGGGATAATTATACTCGTCCCACACCTCTACGATCTTCTTACGCAGACGAACGATCCATTCTTCAAACTCTTGTCGTGTCATTTCTTGGAGTTCTTCAAACAGAATGTTTTCTTCGGAATTTATTAGTATGTCGTTTTTTTCGTAGTGTATTTTTTTCATTTCATCACACTAAAGTTGTTACGCTTTTTAAAGTTTAGTGTACCCTCAAACTTATCCATCAACTGATCTGATTTATGACTGATGATGAATATGTTCATTCTTTCATCCATCTTTCTTAGAATCTTCAGGAATTCTTCAGTTCCTGCTTGATCCAAAGACGAATCAAGAACCTCATCCAAAATTAATAGATTGCAGTTTGTGCTGTTTCGTAGTCTAGCGACCTCTCTCCATGCAAAGAGTAGTGAAAGATCGATTCGTAATCTTTCACCTTCGCTGAAGTTTTGATAGGAAAACTCTTCTCGATGACGGCTCTTAATAGTTTCATTGAATCTTTCATCCAGTGTAAATAAACAGAAAAAGTCCATTGCTGTCAAATATTGATTGATAAGTTTGTTGATGATCGGAAGGTAGTGTTTGATGATCTTTGCTTTGATACCACTATCGCTCAGTAACAAAGCAGCTTCTTCACATGTATGCTTTTTCTTTATTAAATCCAGTCGATTTAGAATAAGGTCTTTTCCCTGTTCCGCAAGTGTTTTCAGATTTTGTTTCTCTACTTCAAACTCAAGTTTTTCTTTCTCAATGCGTTCTATATCTGCACGAATTTTTTCTAGGTACTTTGATGCAGATGAAATGCTGCTATTGATATCGGAAACAAGTTCTCCGATCTTTCTGGATTCGTCTACCGTATTTTCGATAATGGACAAAGATTCTTTGGAATCATCAATCTGATTTAACAGTGATTCTAGTTCTGCCTCAAGTTCTTTTATTTTCTCTTGTCTCTCACCAATAATGTCTTCTCTGTTATTAACATTCTGCTTACATGTAGGACATGTGCTGTTTTTACTATAAAAGTCAATTTGCTTCTGAAGATCCGCAATTTCTTTCTTGGTATACCGCGAGTGGGTTTGTAGATCCGAAAGAGTTTCGTTGATTTTAGAAAGATCGGCTATCTCAGAAAGAAGTTCTTGTCTTTGACTTTCAAGTGTTTCTCTTTCTTTTTCATACTGCGTTATGGATCGCTTCGTTTCTTCAACTTCCTTTTTATGTAGGTCATGTGATGTTTGAGAACGAGATTCGATATCTCGAATGTGCTTTTCTTTTTCAACTATCTTCGTCTTGAGCAGATCAATTTTATATTCTGTGTCACGAATAGAATCTTTGATTGCTCCGTTTCGGTACTTGAGAATCTGATTCATTGATGAAAATACATCAATATCCAACAGCGTTTCGACAACTGATCGTCGATCGGCTGCCGTCATTTTCATAAACGGAATGTAGTTCGATGAGCCAAGAATTACAATTTGACAAAACGACTTGTACGACATCTTGAGTATCTGTTCTTCCAGAACTCGTTGATAGTCTTTTGTTGTGGAGTCTTGATCGATTAGAGAACCGTCTTTGAAAATCTCAAATACCTTTGGTTTTTGACCACGACGAACAAGATACTCATGATCTCCAATTACAAATTCGATCTCTACGATGCTTTGTTTATCATTGATACTGTTTACCAATTGGGGAATATTAATACCACGAAAACTTTTGCCAAACAAGACATAAGTAAGTGCATCGAGCATTGTCGATTTGCCTGCACCGTTTTCACCACATACCAGAGTCGTTTTGTGTCGAAGAAAGTTTATCTCATTGAAATAATTTCCGGTAGAGATAAAATTACGATACCGAAGTTTCTGGAATACGATCATTCACTTCTCCTACACTCCACCAGTCCGGTGTTTGTGTTTTCCATGTTGCAAATCTTTTCTTTTCGTTGATGTAATATTGCCGATACGCTGTCACCGCGTCATGATTTTTGTATTGATCTGGCATTGCTTGCGCAAATGGCGTCAATCCAATGTCTGGAATATTTTGCGGTGGTGTATCATGAAGGATTTGAATAAGGGATTCTGTCTTGTGAATCTTATGGTAACGTCTGGTGTATTCGTATACGAGATTTACACCAAGATCTGATAGCCATGTATAATTTGCCTTTGAAGTACGCACCCAAACATTACACGGGTGGTTCACAAAAGATGCCTTATACAAAAATCGATCTCTTCCGTCAGAAAGACGGTACTCGGTGTGTTTTCGTTTTCCATGAACGATAACAGGAACACCATCACATACCCGATGAGCCGTACACAAGAGTTGTGCAGTTTCGACAATCATCTTTATTACGTGTTTGTCCGCGTGAAACTCCGCGCACTCAATTGGATTGTAAGATAGACAAAAAATATTCATAAAGTTTTTTCGACTCAGTTAAATTCATGTTCCATTTAGCACGATTTGCCCTTAAAGACATAACAGTTACATTACCTTTAACATAACCACCATTTGGATCAATTCTGTCCATTGAAGGACTACGATCTTTGTCAGCATTGGTATATGATAACTCAAATCCAAACACAGGGCAATGGGTATTCCACTCAATATCATCAATTGTTAAGTTAAATTCAATACCTTGTCTATTAGCCCGTTGTTTAATCCTTGTCAAGATTTGTTTCGTTCGTTTGTTTAAATCTGTTTTAGCATCATGATAGCATTTGTTACTTGCCTTCTGTTGGCAAGTATAACAGTTACCAGAATTTGTAACCCGTTTCGATATATGTCCGTGTTTACAAGGTTTACCAGTAAAGTAATATTTGTCACCACAGAGTGTCGCTTCCTTTTTTGTACTTTTCATAAATTCTCCCTTTTGGGTTATTTATAAAAAAACATTTTTAAAGAATGGAATCGCAATGGTATCTGGCAGCAATTGACGGTCTATCATCTAAAACAAAGATATTCATAAAGAAAGAGATTCCATATAGAGTTCACGAAGAAGTGTCTTCAACGCATCTGCGTCTTGAACACCCTCAATAGTATCTACTGTATCAAACAGAATGTCAAGCGTTCCTTTCTGCAAATCAATAGTATCGTGTTCGTCGATGACAATTTCTTCTGTTTCTATGACTGAAACATTTGCCGGATTGCAGGAGTATAGCCTATCAAGAAACTTGTCGAATGTAAAAGGCTTTTCTTTGGTGACAACATGAATCTTGACATAGCAATCTTTGTATATTGAAAAATCTTGCTGAAGTGGATCGTTCTTGGAATCGTCATAGTCGATTTTGAAAAACTTTCGCATTGGGTTTGGTATGAATTCCAGATCTCTCGTTTCAGTATCGAGAACATGAATTCCTTTTTCTTCGTAGAGGTCGGAGAATGTCATCTGATACTGATTTCCGACATACAGAATGTTGTCTTTCGCTTGCTTGCAATGAAAGTGACCGCTGAAAACTCTGTCAAACTTGGAAAGTAGTTTCGGATCAAACCCCTCGTTGAATTGAATCCCACGAAAAACATCGAAACCATTCAGTTCAAAATGACCACATAAGTATTCGGCATTACTGTTCTGTATATACTCCAACACTTCTTCTGAGTTTTCTTCATTTATCCAAGACACCATACCAAAATGAACACCATAGAGATTGATAGACTGTGGTTTATCGTACAGATAGAAGTTATCATAACCGTAGAGAAGTTCTGCAAGAGAGTTAATTCTGTTTGTGTTCTTGTAGTATGTGTCGTGATTGCCAATCAGACAATGAACTGTTACACCCATATCTCGTAGAGGTTCTACAAATCGCCGTTTTACTTCAGCAAGTGTGTGAAAGTTAACATACTTTCTTCTATCGAAGAAGTCGCCGAGATGTATGATATTTTTTACTTGGTTGTGTTCGCAATACGGAAACAGTAGTGATTCGTATGTTTCCAGAAAGTAGTCCAGAAACACCTTTGAATCAGACCTTGCACCAAAGTGAGTATCAGAAATTATCGGTATCTTGGTCATTCTTCTTTTTCTTCTTGGTATCGAATTTCTCTAAGTCTGTTTCGGTAAGCGAAAACTGTTGACTAAGAGATTTACTATCTTCCCACACATTCCAGTGTCCACATTCGCTGGACTGTTCCGCCAACTTGTATTTCACATACATTTGTTTCTTTTCTTTGTTGATTCTTCGCAGAAACGCATAGTATATCATTTGTGTGAAATATGCAAACGGATTACTCGATTTTTCTGGATCAAAATTATGAGCGTATAATAGGCAGTTTTCTATACCATCTCCTATCATTTCATCTCGATATTCATAGTTGATGAAGTTTGGTTTTGTGGAGAGGTGTTCTGAAATCTTTACGAAGCACTCTCCAATATACTCTGTTACGGGTGGACGCTTATCACCGGAATCTTCAGCCTCTTTGCATAACCTTTTCCACTCGCACATAGCCTTGAAAAACTTTTCATTATCGACATAATGCTCTTTGTTCTTTTTCTTTTTGGTTGCCATAGATAACTCCTTTGGTTCATATACTACCAAAGTATCGACAAGGTTCAACAAAATTCTAGAAAAAAGTGCTTGACACGATTCTAATATGCGATATTATAATCAGTGTTCGGGAAAAGTGTTATTAGTTTCTTAAAGACCTTAAGAAACCAAACGTATTAGGGAGTTGGATTCCAACCATCGAACTGAGTCATGTCATCATCGTTCGACTTTCCCTTGTTGTCACCACCGGGTTTTGTCTTTGGTTCTCTGTTTTGTGGTTCTTGAGACTCACGAAGCAGATCCATGAAAGCAGTAGTATCAAAATCAATATTGTTTTCTTCATCAAGACCCATAACACCATTCGAGAGAAAACCAATAAACATTTCTGGTGTAAGATCAAATGTCAGTGATATCGTTTCTGATGTCTGTTCTGGTGATGTTTGTTGTGATGGTGAATCAATTATTTCAGAGAGGTATTTCGCAAGATCATTTCCGAATGTACCACCTTGCATTTTATCTAGTCTTGAAAGAATCTCTTGAGTCTTATCTTCAACTTCCAGTGTATCCAGATACAGTGTTACTACCTTTTCGTCCGCAGGTAAAATCATCATGACATCGTTTTCTGATAACGAACATTCGTCTGTTGAAGAATGTTCTAAAAAGTTTCTACAAATGGTTATCAATTTGCTTCCAAGCATTGGATTTGATGCTGACAAGACCTGAAGAATGTGTGGACGAAACAATGTCATGCTTTTCTCGTCATTCACATAACTGACAAGTTCTATGCCATTTCTTAGTTTAATGAGTTTGATTTTGTCACCGGTTGACATGAACTCTCCTTATAGGTTGATGTTCACCATTCTGTAGTCGAATTGTTCTTGGTTGTAAATATTGACTCTCTCCACGAAGTGTTTGAGTGTGTGATTCTTCCAAGATTTCCAACAGAGATCATCTCCAATATCATACAAAGATGCAATTTCTTTGTGATCGGATTTTCTCAATTGTCTTCCGATCGACTGTAAAATACGAATTCGTGACTTAGATGGACTGGAGAATATGATGTTATGCAGTCTACGAATTGAAATTCCTGTTGAAAAAGTTCCGTAAGATGCGACAATGATTGCATTGTCATTCTCTTCAACAATTTTTCGTATTCTCTCACGATCATCTGCGTCTACTCCACCATGTACGAAGAACACTTTTTTGTCTGGACAATGTTGTTGCACTAGAGTATTTAGTGCTTTCCCGTGCTTCTCTACAAGTTGAAAGAGAATCAGTGTGTTGCCTTTTAGCGTGTTTGCTAATTTTGCAATGAAGTTGTTTCTTTTAGGGTGAGTGACAAGAAACTCAAGTTCGTTGAAGTATGCTGCCTTTGCATTGTTCTTTTTATCTTCGTCTGAGTGTTGTAGAAGAACACACTCGATCTTTAGATTTGATAGTAGATTTTTTTCGATCAAATCTTTCGTGTTCGTTACACTGTAGACAGGACCGAACAAACCTTCGATTACAAGTTTATGTGTTTGAGTACCATCCAGAGTTCCGGTTGTTCCGATTCGATATGGACAGTCTTTTAGTTTTGTCATGATGCTCGTCAGAGATTTTGACTTAAACAAATGACAATTAGATACGTTTATACCTTCAGCAAAGTAATTGTGATTATCTTTGACATGAAGATTGTATACCTTTTCTGGCTTACTTTCTAATTTTTTTATGGAAATTATCTTTACGCCTTTCTCAGCCATTTTAACCTCGGTTTTATTTTTATCCATTATCTGGTCCCCCATAGAGAGTCATTTATTCAATACTATTGATAATATCCCCCTCTTTGAGTTCATCAACCCTCTTCCAACAACCATTGGATAACAAGACCTTATGATTTCCCGTTATTTTAACACTTCTTCCATTTTCCAAATGAAGTTCATACATATCTTCGGTGATGGATATATTTTCGTGTATTTTCAATATGGGTTTTTCTTCAACCACACCAGTTTTTTCATTGTATGTATTGACAACATCACCGACCTTCAGATCGGAAATTTTTCTCTCTTTTCCCCCAGGCAAAGATATCATACTATCGGGATGAAGACACTCATCTCCTATGACTGCTCCGAACTGAGAAAAATACTGCTCATTCATTTTATAAATGCTTTGCCAAGTAGACACGATCACTCTTGCCGTTTTCGATGTTTTGTCTTTTCCAGCAAAGACTTCGTGACACATCTTAGTGCTGTCAAATGATTGATCTTTTTCAGAGTATTCAAAAAAGTCTGAACACAACTGAGACACAAGAGAAGTCGTCGGAACGATAATCAATATCTTCTTGTCTTTAGGTAAATTCGAGTGTTCGAGATAATATCTTACTAAAGAATAGATGATAAGAGATTTGCCACTTGCGGTTGGAGACAGCAAAAGGGTTCTTTCTCGATTGATCGCGTGACGAACCGCGTCCACTTGATGATCGTGGGCGTAAATGCGTTTTCCGTGAGAATGTGGAGACAAATGATCGTCAATAAATTTGCGTACAGCAATGTCATTTGTAATATTTTTGTCAATCGTAGGTGCATCGACGCTGTACGAACGATCATTTGCGAAACGAATTGTATGCTCTACGAGTCCAGCATACAATTGTTCGGAATACTTATTGAACAGACGAATTTTACCATCCCATATTTTACTTTTGTATGCAGGCATAAATTGATAGCCTGGAACCATAAAGGTAAAATATTCCGATAGTTCATGCGATATGTGTTTTTCACAGGAAATGCGAACGAACGCACTATTCTCTTGTGTAATGGTTATGTCACTCATACCCTATTTAGGGTTTGAATGACCTATCGAAATTGACACGAATCTGCGTATTGTCTTTATCGTCGAAAATAGTACCAGACCATAAAAGAAATTGAACACCAAACGCAACAAGAATTTTTTGTCCTATTTCCGATAAATTTTTCCAAGATTCGGACGCCTGATCGTAGAACTGCTTATGAACAATCACTCTTTTTAAATTCAATTGTACGATGGACTTTGCGCAGTCAGGAAGACAACCAAAAGTAGTATACAGAGTTAACCCAGATGGGTGAAACCCCGCATTAAGTGCTTTGTATAGGGTTCTTTTCTCGGAGTGTTCATATACCCCCGGAAAGATTTCATCGTTGTTACAGCAGGAAACCATTCCTTTTGCATGGTTAACAAGGACAGATGCACATTGGGCTTCTGGGTGACGTGACTTTGCTGCTTCTCGATACGCATATCGAAAATAGATTCTGTGCATTGGATCTGTTGCAAAGTTATATACCATTTACGAATTTTCTCCATTCAATGGCGTTTTTGATATCCCACTGACGAGATGATATGCTTTTGAGAATGGATGCAAGGTACTCAACCTTTTCTTCTTGATACATGATCTTGTTTTTGATGCGTACTAAATCAACATCCGCATCAAGGTATCTTTCTACATCTGTTTTCAAAATCTTGAATTGAAACGGTTCCCAACCCCGTTCATTCAATTCTTCAAGAGACATCTTTCCGGTATAGTATTCCCATTTTGCTTTTTTTAGTTCGGAAAGGTCCACATTAAGTTTTTTAAGAATAAGCCGCTCGTCGTGAAAAATATTCAGGTATTTGTTGTGAAGTTGCGGTGTACGAAGCGATTCCACATCCAGTTCCGACGAATCAATTTTCATATCGGAACCTACCATTGATCTAATGTCTTCAAATTTCATTACAGCCTCGTAATGGTGTGTGTCGTATACTCAAATTCTACCGTCGCGGTGACGGGTGAAATATCAGATACTGTAGAATCAAAATTGATGTCTGTCAATGAGGTAGGTACAATATCTTTGAATTCTACCTTGTAATTGGCATTCATTGCACTATTTAGAATTATTAGAGTCGCATTTGAATAACTGTTTCCAAACCCATTATATTCGTCAAAATCTTCAGAATTTGCAATGGAACGAAGCCAACGCATTACTTCAAGCCAATTTAAAAGATCCTCGTCCACGAAGAATTCTACACTTAGATTATTGTATACGATATCACCAGATACAGGAATTCTTCTCAGACCTTTTGTTGGAAAATCCACAGAACCAACGCTAATTCCCGGTAGATTCACACGCTGACAGTAATAACTGACAAATGGAAGCCTTTGAATGTCGAATCGAAACGCTGGCTGTTGTAGATAATTAATAGATGTGGGAAAATTTTTGAGTGTCTTTTGGGGTGTCTGAATGGTAATTGTATTCACGCCGTCCGAGATGTTTCCACCGGTTTCCCCGGTTTCGCCTCCGTCTTCTGTGATACCTTCAATGACACTCTGAAAGAAGAAGTCAAACAATGCTATGCTCCCTTGATCTATTTATAATAAAAGACCCCGGTGGAATCTGTGAAACCACCGGGGTCTTCGGGCTAAATCCCTTTAATCAATCAGCCAGCACTGATACCGTGTAGGTTATCAACGCGGAAGATTCTGTAGTAAACATTGTCGCGTGGCTTGAGTGGAGTTCCGCCTTGGTTGTAAGGTGTTCCAAGAGTGTCTAGACCACGGCTGAATGGGTTTGCTACCATTCCGTACCGAGTCTTGAACGCGATCTGTGGTTGATATGTGGTTGCATCAACCGCACGCGCCATTTGCAGCGGTACATATGGGCAGTAGAACACACCAGCGTCGTACTGAGAAGATCCTCTGTAACCGACATTGATGTAGTTGATACCGGCATACGGATCAACGAACACCTTGAGTCTGCCGTTCAGAGTACCAACGAATGTGTTACCAGTGTCGTCAACTTCAAGGTTGGCGAATGCTGGAGCGTGATCGAGAACACCACTCATGGAGAGCGCACTTGCAACATCTGACGAGCAGATGATGAAGTTACCCTTTCCTCTACGAGTTTGCTTTGCAATCTCGTTGCATTCTCGTTCGATTTGGAACATCAAACCACGGAATCGTTCAGCACTCCAACGACCGTCGGAGTCGGCAATTAGGTCGTAAATACCTGCGGTTGCAGCAGCACCGTCAACTGTACCACTCTTTGCAAGGTCTGTTTGAGCAGCACCAAGTTTCGCGGTGATGTTGAGGTTACGAATGACTTCGCGGTTGATTTCAGCAAGAATTTCTGTGCTGAGAATGTTTGCGAGTTCAGACTCTGCGTCAAGACCATGAACAGCCTTCAGGTCTTGTGCGAGTTCGACTGTATACTTCGCTTGCAACATGCGTGTCTTTGCTTCAACAGCGACTCGTTCGATGCTGAAGGACATCTCTGCTGGTGAACTGATTTCAGCACCACCGGTTTCAAAACCAAAACCCGCCTTATAATCAAGTGCAGCGACTTCGTTCAATGGGTCGGCAGAGTAACCTTGACTGAAGATTGCACCAGCGGTAATTCCATTAGCAGTTGCACCAGAGTGTGTTATTGGCTCATTATAGAACGCTTCTGATACTTGATTACCAAACTTAGAACGCATCGCAAAGATAAGTCCTGTTGGACCTGTCATTGGCTGAACACCAGCGACGTCGTAAGCAATCATGTTTGGCATCGCTCTGCGAACAAGGCTAATCAGAATTGGATCAAAGCCTTGAATGTTACCTTCGTCGCCTATTACCGGAGACATACCTCCACCGACTGCGTTGGTTGTTTCAAAAATCGCCTTTTCGGTGTTCTCTAGAAGAACAGCAGTAACACCTTTGCGATATGTGTCTGTAATCTTGGGAAGATCCGCATGTTCTAGAATCGGTTCCCACTTTTGTCGAAGATGATCGGTCAGTAGTTCTGACATCTTATTACTCCTTTTGGTTGTTCGTATTTATTTATAAAAATTACTTTTTTGGTGCTGTTTTGGAAATCGATTCCAGATACCGTCTCATGTTCGGGTTACTGGTTTCATTGATTACTTCGGATTCACCATGAATTTTGTCTTCGCGGATAACTTTCTTATCGTCAAAATAGGATTCTCTGATAACAGATACCTTCATTTCAAAGTCGTCTAAATTATTCGCAGAAATATTCTCTGCGAGAGATCGCAGTCGTTCTGCTTCAGTAAAAGTCAGCCCATCACAAGCATTGCCGATGATATTGTTTCTTTCAAGATCCTCGACAATGCTTGTCAGTTCGACATTTGATTCGATAACCGCGTTAAGTCTCGAATGAAGTGACTTAATTTCTTCCCGAGCAGATTCTAGAATGTCGTACTTCTCATTTGGAACTGAGATGTTGTGTGTAGTGAACAGAAGTTTCAGATCACTGATGAAAGACTCAGTAATTTCGTTCTTGATTCCTTGTTCTAGAGCAATCTTATTCTCGTTTGCCCATTCTTTTACGACATACTTGAGATAAGAATTCACTTGTCGGTTCAGTTTTTCAGAGATGGAACGAACCTTTCTTTGATACTTTTTGTTGTATCGTTCGTGAATTCTTTTCGCCTTTTTGTTTACCTTTTCATTGACGGCAGTTGTAAAGATAGTAACAGCCTTCTTTTTGAAGGTTTCGGAGAGTTTTCTACCACCGAAGAGAGCAGCCATATGCTCCTTCATTTCATCTTCGTCGTAGTCTTCTTCCTCTTCCATCTTTTCTTCGTCAGATTCTTCTTCGAGTTCTTCCTCGTCTTCCTCTTCCATCTTTTCTTCGTCAGATTCTTCTTCGAGTTCTTCCTCGTCTTCTTCACTCATTTCATCTTCATAGTCTTCCGACTCTTCCATGTCATCGAGATCGAATTCGTCTTCTTCGTCCATGATTTCATCTGTGGAATCTTCATCAGGAACATAAGACTTTTTGCCTTGCATATCCATTTCTTCTTTTCCACCGATTGCTTCTGCATCACTTTCAAGAAGTGCTTCTCGTTCTAGAATCTTTTTTGCCGCGTCAATGGCGTTTCTATGAGACATTTGGTATTCTCCTTTGAGTATTACTTTGTGTATTTATACTTTTTACAGCCTAGAGATAAAGTATTCAAACATCTTGATTTTCGCTTCTTCTAGCATTCTCTTTTCTGTTCTTGTGATCTTCTTTTTCATTTTTTCGATTTCTACTGGTTGAAGAACACCATTGTTCCATACCCATTCTTTACCTTCCATGACGCCATTTACGAATGCGTCTGGTGCTGATGGATCTGCAACAATGTCAACAGCGGCAAGCAAAAAGTCTTCTTGTACCACATTGGTTCCGTCTTTTTCTGCTCGCAAAGAACCCATACCTCTCGAAGAAACTCCGAGTTTTGCACCCTCATCGATCAGATTCTTGACGATCTGTCCATAAGGAGTATTGAGAATTTTTGCTTTCCCATGCACATCGTTTCCGGCAACATAAAGTTCTTTAATGATGTGCGAAACTCTTTCCAGATTGACTGATGGACCTTCGGGGTGTCCAAGTTCGCCCATTGCTCTATTGTTCTTTACGATCTCTTCATTATAACGATTCACCTCTTTCAGTAGAGTGTCTTTTGGATATACTCTTCCGTTTCGGTTTTTCTTTTCTGACTGCATGAAAACACCGGAAATGTAATAGTTTTTCTGAGGATCGTTTTCCTCTGAGATTACTAGAACATCGATGTTGTCGTTAACTTCTGTGATGAGTCTCATTGAAATTTCCGTATTGTAGTATCAGGTGGATCGTAGGTTGACACGAACTCCGCGTCGAACAGTAGAACCGTAGTCATAATCACTCTTCTTGTCGTTCTTATCACTACTTGTGGTTTTCTTGTCGTTTGCAGATTTCTTGTCGTCTGCTTCTTCGATTTCGTCTTCGATTTCGTCGTTTACTTCACCGATCTTAGAAGCGATTTTCTTGGATTCTTTGTAAATAAGTTGTTTCGCGTTTTTGTAGAGTTGGTTTCTCGTAAACTCTCTCGCACCCTGAAGATTACCTTCTAATAGGTAAGACATGAAATTTTTCATTTCTTTGGACTCCTGTGTTTTTTCTGCCGTAGAGTATTTATTGTTTTGTTCTTTTTTACCCAATGATTTTACATGTTTTTTGGCTGCTTGTAATGCACGCTTTGGACCGGGAAACATTTCCCATCTCTTATCATCGATATAAACAACCACTGGTGATGTTGGACCAGTTCCAAGAGTTTTTACTGTAATTGTGTGTCCATGAAAATCAATTGCATCCAGAAAAAACTCCTTCTCTAACTTCGGATCGAGAGCGATTTCGGGATCATTTGCTGTAGCGGGTTTTTCTGTTGTCTTTGTAACAACAGTTTCTTGTTCGTATATGAATCGTTTATCGATATCGTTCATCAATAGAACTCCTTCGTGTCGTCTGTGATTCGACCTTCTTCCCGCTCCTTCTGTAGCTGGTTGTCGATATCCTTGATATCTTCTTCGGATTGCTTGAGAATCTTCTTGCGAATAAATTCGTGAGAGTAATATGTTCCAACATGCTCTTTGATATCACGAAGAAGATTCATTCTATTTGAAAGAATTTCGGTGTTCTTTAGTTCAGTAAAGTATGAATCTCTTGCATAGTCGAACTGAAATTTGTTTTTAATTTGCTCGAACTCTTCTTCCGACATGATGTTTTTGGCGGTAAGTTGAATTTTGAGTGTCTGGATAAACAGATCAGAAAACTTCAATCGTAACTTTTCAATGAATTTGAAAAACTTTAATTCATCTCGGGTGATCTCTGAAGATCTTCCCATATTAAATCCATTGTCAGACTGAAGGCGGGAAACGGGAACATTTAGAGAGCGATATAATTTCTCTTTGAAATATTCCACATCTTCCATTTTGCCAAGATTTTCACCACCTGGCAGTGTGGTAATTTCTGTTCCTCTACCACCTTCTCTTCGTGGGAGCCAAAAATCTTCAAGCATCGATTGAAAGCGTCTGTCGTCGCGTACTTCTCCAGTTGCAGCATCGTACATTAACTTGTTGCGATACCGGTTCATGATATCACGAAGATACTGTTCCGCTTTATTTTTTGGCAAAGAACCGACGTCGATGTAGAAAATCCGTCTTTCAGGAGCGCGAGAGATGCGATAGATGACTACTGCATCCTCTATCATTCGTAACTGATTGAGTGGTTTGATTGCCTTGTGTAGATAACCGTATGTGCGTCTTTTTTGCAAATCAAACAGACCAGAATGACAATAAACAATTGCATTCGGGTGAATTTTTAGCCCATTGTTTGTCTGAGAAGTGTGACCAAGCCAATTTGGGCTGGACGAACTGTAAGTATCGTCGTCTGTATAGAGATACCATTCTGAAACATTTTCCACCACTTCAACTGGTGCATTTCCTGTTTCTGGACCACTAATTACTTTCTTTTCGACTTCTCGAATTTTTTGCATTTTTGCAGCATCTACAGGACGAAGTTCAACGATGCCTTTTTGCGGAGCGTCCTGTGGTACAATCGCATGATAGAAAATTTTTCCGTCAATGTACCATTTACGAAAGATATCATAACCTTTGTTATGAAAATTCAAAAGGTTTAAAATCTCGTCGAACTCTTTCTGAATTTTGTCCTTGGTCGCATTTGTCATATCGGCATGATCTAGATTTAATTCGACAATATTTTTTAAATCATCAATAACGATTGCTTCGTTAACGATATCATCGATTGCCGAATCAACTTCAGAATGTAAGGACATTTCTCGATACTTGTAAACAAGTTGTCTGTCGTTTTTGATTTGACCGTCGAAGTCCACAATCGAACCAAAAAACCCTGCGGTTGCATCAACAAACGATGCACCGTCTTCGCTATCCGGTGGAACAAAAGACACCGGTCTCTTTGACAGAGACTCGGCGCCTATTTTTGGATTCTTTTTACCAAAAGTGTAACCAAATAAATCAATCATTAGAACCCCATTGTTGTTTGAATCAGACTACACCTTCAGTTGTGTAGTATTGATAAGCAATGTCTACGGTAAATTCCGCAAAACTGTCATTTGAATCTGCTGCGACTTCAATCGCACCGATTGAAATAGGCCAGCAACCTACAAGATTCCATGTTCTTGTACGAGAACCGTCTTTTGCAAGAGTCGAAACTTGCCAATCCTGATAGATTGGGGCACCGAAAATTTCTCCTGCTCCTGTTCCTTCACCGACATTGGTTTCAACTCCGTTGATGGAGTTTGCCCAACGAAGGAATCGGTTATGAAGATCGTAGCCTTCATCGCTGATTACTGTGATTGACCAGTTATCGAATGTTCGATCGCCTGGAATTTTTGCTACTCTACCACGGTAAGGAACTGTGATTTCACCGAGTGTTGACGGTGGGACGCTCGCTGATCGAACATAGATCGATTCAGACACTGGGTTCAATGCTCCGCTAGGACCAATTACACCAGTAACTTCAAAGAGGTTCGGACGAGCGATTCCTTTAGACTTAAGATTTGTAAGAAAAGTTGAAATGTTCATCTGATTGTTTTCTCCTCAGATATCTAGGTGATCTGATTAGGCTCCAAGAACTTCTTCAAAGTTGACATCCGTACGAACTGCAACAAAGTTGAGTTGGATGTAGTTAATTGAACGAGCAGGCTTGATAAAAATGTCTGCAACGAATTCGTTTCGGTCGATTACATCTCCAGTATTGTTTGTTTCGTCGCAAACTACACGGAAATCTGTAATACCGCGACGACCTCTTACTTCACGCAAGAATGGCTCAACTGTGGAAACAAACTGTGCGCGAGTAAACTGATCGTTGAATTCAAACAGGAAGAACTTCGCAGCGGTTGCGATAGCCTTTTCAAGAACGATGAAGAGTCGTCTGACATTCAGTCGATCGAATGCAGAAGCCTTTCTCTGCATTGTCTTGTCACCATAGAGAATTGTTCCTTCTCCGGGGAACGAAACAACAGGGTTGATGTTGTTCTTGTAGAGTGTGTCTCGAAGAGACTTGCTTGGGTTGTATGACAACTTGACAACATTATTGATCTGTCCACGGTTGAAACCTGCTGGAGAGAACCAAGCGTCAGTATTGAATTCTGTTCTTGCTGTCAAACCGGCAGTATCTCCGTTCAAAGGAATCCATCTATACACATCGTTATAACGATCGTATTGATACTTCCAACCACTGTCAAAGAAACCGTACGAAGACGACTTGTTCAACAGAACATTGTAGTAGTTAACTACAGCAGATACCTTAAGATTTGGTGTGTTGTTGTTTACAACTGCTGTACGAATAGGAGAGAGGAATGTTACGGCATCCTTTCTCTTTTCTGCAAGTTCAACGAGTTTCTTTGCAAGTGTTGATTCGGCAGGACCACCAACGATAAGTGCGATATCGACAGTTTCAGAGTCTTCAAACAATTCATAACCGTTTGTGTAGAGTCTGTCGTTATTGGCGCCCGAGAACAGTTCTGCGGTAGAACCATCGATACCTGCATTCATGTCACCGTAGAAGTTACGAACAAGACGTTCAAACTTAGTCCCTTGACCGGAATCTCCGTCACCGGTGCGAATTTCCTCAAATGAATCGCCCCAAGGTCTACCTGCGGTTATTCCACCGAAGATACCGTCTTGATTTACAAGTTCACCCGCTGGGTGATCGCCCCACCAGATATACTTGGAGGTTTGATTGATGACATTTACATAGTAGTTGGAAGTTCCATCGAACTTCTTTGAATCTCTTGCTTTGGAACCGGTGAATGTTTCAATAACAGTACCTGGCGCACCAGAAATAAGACCTGTTCGGTCAATTACTGCGATTTGAACTTCGTCGTTTCTCAGACCGTATGTTTCTGCTTGTGTTGATGTTGTTGGGAAACGATCAAAGTTTTCGTTATATCTCCACAGAACGGTTGCGGTGATACCAGAACCGACATCTTCTGGAAGAAGTTCCGGTGTTACATAAACATGTGTGTAGTTAGTCGCTTCGTTGTAGTGGTTTGAATTAGTAACATTGTCAACGTTGATTGTTGCACTTGAAGGTGATGCAGTACCACCGCTGAATCCAACTACGGTGTAAATTGAGTTCGTTCCGCTGAGACGAACATAGTCACCTCTTGCTATTTGACCAACAAAGTCGAGTGGAATTGTTTCAATGATAGTTTGATTTCCACCACCACCGCCGCTGCCGATGCCGCCGGGATCGCCACCGCCCCCACTAACTGTTGTCGAAACACCAGCGACTTCTAAAACACCAGCGAGAACTGTTTCGTTGTTGCTAGTGATAAATGTGACACCGGAGCCTGACTGTGTAGTGATTCCACCATAAAAAATTTCTTCTGGTATATCTGAGATCGAAACGCTGAGATTATTTGCCAAACCACCGGGGTACTTCGCAACGAAAGGAACATAATCTGCACCACCAATACCAAGTGAGTCTTCGTCTGGACCACCAAGACCACTAACACCTACTACCGGAATGCCATCATAGTAGTCATCTGCATTCTTGATGAGAATGCCTGATGTACCACCGGTAAGTCCACCGGTAAAGTCGTAAATATTTGAAACACCTTGCTCTGCCAACCCACGAACGATGGAGTTTGCTGCTCCTGCGGTAGTCTTGCGAACTACTCGAAGATCGTTTCCGTAACTCAGAAAGTTTGCAGCAGAGAACCAATACTCTGCGTTTTTGTTGTTTGGATAACCAAATGTTTCGATAAGAGATCGCTCACTGTCGATCTGGACGATTTGTTCTGCTGGACCCCAGTTGAAGTAACCACAAAACGCACCTGTTGTTGTTGCTACAGATGGTACTAGGTTTGTGAGATCCTTCTCAGTGACATTTACGCCTGGAGAAACTTGAAAACCCATGAATATCTCCTTGATTAGATAACTTTATTCGGTCTTATTTATGGATTTTCAAATCTTGACATCAATACCATCCAGAGGATCCCCGGTTGTCTTGATCGAGATTCCACCACTGACGAGACGGATCATTGTCCACTGTCCAAAGTGTTCCTGATTCGTCCACGAAGGTGTCTTCAACAGAATCTCCGTACTCAATAAACCCAAAAGGAGTCATTTCCTCTTCGATTTTGTCTAAAGAATTCTCGTAAATCGCTTTTCGTATGTCAGTGTCCAACAGTTCTTTGAAATACTCTTGGCTTGTAGCCCAAGAAAACAACACAAGAGTCATTACTAAATCGTCGTGATGTCCTTTTTCTGCTTCATATGATTCTTTGGTAGCAACAAATGTTGTAAGTTCATCGATGGTCCAATAGTCCTCGATGATTAATTTATTTTCGACAATCAGTGATTTAAGAAGTGAACATCCGATTCTTTTGATCGGAGTAGTAGTACGAATACCATTTGCGTTTTGTGCTTCATTTCCGAACCCCTCTCCAAGAACTTGACCTTTTCTACCACGATATGATGTACCAAGAATATTGGGATACTCCATATCATGTTTGAGAATGTCTGCTACTTGTGCGCCAATATCGTTGACTTCAATCAGAGCAAAAGCATTGTTGTATTGACGAAGCACAGGATAGATTGCACTTGGCAAAACAAGAGGTGACAGTTCGTTGTTTCTGAAGGTAGCAACCTGTTTGTATGGTGGTTTGGTTATGTCAAGAACAGAAAACGCATGGAAGTCTTTTCCAACACCTCTAGACACATCGCACACCAACATGTATTTGTGATCTTCGATGGGTTCTTCGTAAATTTTAAACCCGTTCGTGTTTGAAATTTTTGGTCTAGAATAAGTAAGCAATCGTAATCTTTCACCGTCAATGAGAGTTCCCGTAGATTGTAGGAAGTCACAGTTATGCGATACAAGATCATTGGTGTAGTATAGATTGCCATTTTCCACATTCAATAGATCGTATAATTCGATATCTTCGTCCACAAACTCGATGTGAAAAATATTTTTTCTTTTTCCGTCGATAACATCATCGGTTGACATATCGCACGCCAACTTTTTTACACCGTTAACGATAAATGGATGTTTGGGTGATACCTTTAGTTCGGTATTATCGTCGAACTGAAAGTGTATGTATCCTTTTCTCTTAAATTTTTGTATGTGAGAAAAAGATTGATTACCAGACGGAGTTAATACTTTGAAATTTTTATGGTTTGGAATGACTGTCATTTATATTCTCATGAATAAAGTCTAAACATTTTTGAATGGTTTGATTGGGGGTTTTTCTAAACTCACTGTAGTCTACTCTGAGAATAGAATATCCTCTTGATTTTAGATATTCGTCTCTCACTTTGTCTTTTTCTTTGTTGTGCCATTTAGAACCATCAAATTCAATGTTGATATTGTCTAATTTGAAGTCAAGATAATAATTTTTCTTGTTTCTTAGGGGGTGAATAAAAGGATCATTTTTAAGAATACAAACTCTATATTCTCGTCCTTTTGTAGCGTACTTAGATTTGTTTTGTAACTCTTTGGGCAATTTGTTATTAATAGCGTCAAACAGTTGTTGAGAAGATTTTGAAATTTTTTCGGGCAAATCGTTTACTAAGTAACATACTTGTTTATCACTATTACCATAACCTTTTTTAAGTGTATAAAATTTTAAAGGTAAACTTTCTACAATACATGTTTTGACTTCATCTGATTTGAAACCATGAATCAATCTATAGATTCTTTCTGTGATTTTATCACTTTGCAGAGTATGATCTTGTGTCCAATGTAAGATAGATTTTTCAAGACTAGGATCAAGAAGAAGTGCCTTTTGTATTCCTTGTGAGTAATGTTTTTCGAGGAGATTGCATCTTCTTGCTGTTTCTTTTTTGGAAAGAAGTATTGCTTTTGGTGGTGAGATGTGTCGTGACCAAAAATATGATTGAATATCTTTCTTAGAGTAACCGAGTTCAAGTGCATCTAAAAACGATGCGGTTTGGAGAAGTTTTTTTAGGTTCTTATTTTTTGGTAGAAAGTAAGAGTTTTTTTCTATATTGTGTTCTTTTAGCCATCTATTGATTACTTTTCGTGATACACCAAAATGATTTGAGAGTGCATTAGCAGACTTGTGTTGTTTTTGTGCTTCAATCAGGATATTTTTCGGTGGGGTTTGATGAATATAGGTCGTCATATAGTTCTCCGAGAGTTGTTTCCTGATTATTTATAATAATTTTGGTTTTGGATGATAAACTCTCAAACTCCTGATTAAATTGTTCTTGACTGGTGTTTGCAATGGTTTCCTGTTTCCACTTTTCGTCTCTGCCAGGTACATCTTGCCATCGAACCTCGATTGGAATATAAAGATTTCGCTTGTTTACCGCGTCTGTCCAGAACTTGTAAAACATGTTCAGCCCTTTTGGTGTGCTTACCAAAAGTACCTTTGTTTCTGAGCCAGACGAGATAGTGGGATACACCGACGCGAAAAACTCTTCTGCAATTTCATGAGGAATAAATGCAAACTCATCGATGAAGATGAGGTTGAATGAACTACCACGGACTGCGGATGAAGATGTCGATGCCGCAAGAATTCGTGAACCGTTTTCTAATTCGATGCTTCCCTTATTCCATGAGAACACACCTTGCTGTAGCCACTTTGGTAGGTTTTCATACGCTGTTTTAAACCGGTGTAAAATTTCTATCGCGGTGCTTTGTTTGTTTGCGAGAATCGCAACATTCATGTCGGGATTGAATAGAACATAGTGAAGAAGGTATGAAACAATGGTTGTGGTATTATGTGTCGGAATAAATGTTTCACCACACAAGAACAAAGAATCTGGTGAATCTACCTGTATACAGCATACGGGAACGCTTTCTGTTTTTTGTATGTTTGTGATATACAGTCTTTTTTCGTTTGGTCGTGTTGGTGTCGATTGTTCAACTTTTTCGTTTTTTCTGGGGAGAGAAAACACGGTAAACCGATCAGTCGAAAAGGAAAGAGTATGATAATAACAATCTTTAATCAATTTTCTTCTTATTCTTGATTTGATTCCTAGTGTTGATAACAACTCTCTTACAGAAACGATCATGTCAAAATCTTTTTGATAGAATTCAAACGATCGACTATTTGGTTTTACCGAGCCGTCGGTGTCCATTAACCCACGAAGAAGTTGCAGACGTTGTTCTATGGATGCTCTTAAGTAAATTTCAGGTATGTGTTTGTTTTTCAATAACGAATTTTCTCGTAGTTTTTTGTATAGGTCTTCCACACGAAATACAATACAATTGTTTTCTTCGCGTGTATGTCCAACATTAACTCTTGAATTATAATGTTCAAAATCGTCTTTGTGTGCGATAATTCTTCCGTCTCCTTTATATCCATCGCCTAACCATATACCCAGAAGGTATGGATCAATCGGAAGAATTTTATCTTCAAATTGCTGTGGTTCCGACATATCAATAAAAAATGGTCCTGTGTAAGAATTGCCACGGACGGTTTTTTTCTTTGTTTGATACGCATTAAAAATTTCTTGTGTGGTGATTGTTTTTGTGCCTGTTCTCCAGAATGATGAATTTACATTCCATAGATGATCTGCGTCTGCGGTTATCGAATCACCGTTGTCAAAGTGTATTTGATAACATACATGATTGAACATTGTTTCTGTTTTAAATGTAACGGTACATTCATTTCCATTTGGCGACAAAATACGATCACCCACTCGCAGGGAACCCATTGTTTTCCAGCCTTGTTTGGTTGGAATGCGAGTGTCCAAAGAAAGTGCTTTTCCCGACTGTCTCGGCATTTTACAGATGACGAATCTGTTTTCGTGTACGGTACGAATGATCTTGTTCTGATACTCGTACGGCTCGAACGGTGCTAAACCTTCATCAAGCGTAACGATCTTCACATAGTTTTTGGTGAAATGCATGGGATCGTTGGAACACTTCACATATTCTTCCAACTGCTCTTTTGTAAACTCAAACTCGATACCCGCTTTCTTTAGCAGCGGATTATCACGATACTGGTCATTCGTCTTGAACGGCATCCTCTTCACCTTTTTCAGAATCTAATAGCATTTCCTGTTGTTGTTTCAGAAACTTTTGCAGTTCCTTTGTTGAACCGACGAACAGAGTGTTGTTTGTTGTAACTGTCTTTGGACCTTCATATGAAGACTTTATTGCTCGCAGTTTGTTGTGAATATCGATAAGATCCTTATTGACATCCGCAACATTTTTTATCATCTGAGCAGCAACTTCATATGCTCTGGGACTGTCTGTGTCTTCTGCAACGGTAAGAATACCATCGATTGCAATTTTTCCACGATCAATGATGTCCTGAAGGTTTTGACGAACGCTCTGATAGTCTACATCGAGATCAGTATTTATCGGTTCGACTAGATGCTTTTCTTCTGTTTCATAGTCGATTATTTCACCGCTAGCAACGGGAATGTCAAGAGCATTCGATATCTTTTCATCTATTCTTTTCTTTTCACTCAATGATATCTCCAAACGCAGTAATAAAGCCACTAGTGAATCCATATGGGCGAATAGTTACAACCGAATCAAAGTCATCTACTGTTGCGTTTGGTCCAGATACACCAATATCAACCATAGACAATGCCATACCATCATTTATGCCGTTCGGATCTGCCGTTAGACCATAGTTGAACGGTACACCCGACGAAACACCCGCATATGGTGCGGTGATACCATTCGTGACATCGTTCATATCAAACAGAGTAGCAAAGATTCTGCGAATAGTTCCTTGTGAGTAGATTCTTCCATACACATACGAATTTACAGTAAATGTAAGTGTATATGTGATAAGCCTACGAGTATCAAGAGATCCTTCGTAGTCATCGGTGCTGGAGACAGACGAAAGATAGATTGGGACATCTACTTTCTTGTGAACATCTGTCGGGTTTAGTGTAACAGTAAACTCCGGTGTGAAGTATGGAAGAATCTGCTCTACAATCTGTAGTGCTTCATCCATAAACTTCGACATAATGTAGAGTTCAAAGGTAAACTGATAAGGCACTTCTGAATAAGAATACCCTGCACTGTCACTGTTTTCTTGCGGTAACTGACGATGCCTTAGGACTGTCTGTCGTTTTCTTGTGCTATCGTAAGACATGTTCGTAAGTTCAAAACTCATTCTCGGAAGAGTCATTTGAACAATCTCACCGTCTTCGTTGCGAATACCGCCGCCTTCTTCGAGAATGCGAATGTATTTTTCTTTAGAGCCATACGCGAGAGGAACACGAATGGACTGCTTCACAGAACCATCTGCATTGAACCTTTTCACATACATGTTGTTGAACAGTGAACCAAATGCGACCACTAGATTGCGAATCGCTTTATTGTTAAAGTAGGTAAACAATTAATAACCCCCCTCACTGAAAGGATCAATGTCGGTGAAGTCAAATATCGAGTTGCCTTCAATCTGAAGTTCGTCGTTCTTATCAAACGCATCTGAAGTGACACCGGCAATATGTATTGTTGTTTCTGTTACTGTCGAAACTAATGCTGTTGCCAGACTGGAATCACCGATGACTGTCGTGACACTTTCTATTGTTCCACTGACATCATGCAGACGAAGAATCTTAGAGGACGAATCCCATGCAGAAACAGTTGCTTTTGCTCCGTTTGTGAAAGTGACTGTTTCTGCAAGTTTAAATGTACCATTCACGCTTGTAAGTTCCAGATCATATGCAAACTCTTTCTTGCTGTCTTCGATACCATCGATAACCGACTGATCCGTGTCGATGTCCTCTTGACTGTATTGAAATAGTTCACAAGACAACTTATATGTGTATAGTTTTCCAACTTGATAGAATGGATTTTCGTGTTCAACAAACTTGATTTCAAAAAGACCTCTGGTAAGAGGTAGATAAATGAGATCGCCTTCTCTCGGTCGATCCATGTCACTTTCATACTGAAACCGTTTCTTTGCAACGATTAGTTCAACAGTATCACGAATCTCTAAACCAAACTTACTGATGAAGTCACCATCACCACCAAACCCATCGACTGATGCAATATACATTTCAATGAAGAAAGAGTCTTCAAAACTGGATATTGTGTCTTCGCCAAACAGATCATCTTTATTGTTTACTGTACGAGGAAGATAGATCATGTCCTTACCGTGAATCTTGATGGACTCTATGGTAAGGTCTTCAATCAGATTTTGCTCTGATGGACGATGATGAAAGTATGAGTTT